AATCTCTTTATCTCTATCTCTATTCTCTATCTCTGGTGTAACAATGTTCGCGGTCTGTTCGCCTTGTGTTACATTTTATGAATAAATATCCGTATATATACAAAAAGCCGCCCCATCCGGGACGGCTTACTCTTTTGTCAGATCGGCACATATTTTATGTGATTTTCCGGGACAAATCACTTGTTCCTGTAGATATAAAGATAGATAGAAAATTTTCCTGAGATCGAGAAATTTATGGTTGACTTTTGCCACTGCATAATGTACAATTAAGCCATGGCAAAAAGGAGTGATGAAATGTTGCCAACAAAAGGCCGTCCAATTAAGGGGCCAAGCAAGCGAGACAAAAGTTTGCAGCTTCGCATGAGCACAGAGGAACTCGAAACGCTCGATAGCTGCGCGAAAGAGTTGCAAATATCTAGGACTGACGTTGTGAACAAAGGAATTTCTCTTGTTCGGGCTGAATTGGACAACAAAAAATAAAAATTCCCCGCGCTGCTCTTTCTTGGCGGACAGACAGCACGAGGAATCCCCACGACCTCACGGTCGAAGTGTAAATATTCTACTACACTTCCCGTGAATCGTCAACCACATTCACGGGGATTTTTATACCCTTTTCCAGAAATAGGTGCGACATATTCGACTTGGAGCGTTTGCTATGCTGGCAATAGGGATGAATCCCCACCGACACGATCAAAGGAGCAATTTTATGAATGAATTGGCGAAAATCATCCCTATCAACACTGAAAACCCTGAACGAATCACATTGTCCGCGCGTGACTTGCACGCATTCCTAGAAGTTGAAACAAAGTACGCCGACTGGTTCCCTCGTATGTGCGAATACGGGTTCGAGTTGGGGCGCGATTTCAACCTTCTCAAAATTGAGCGAGTTCAAAACGAAGGAAATCGAATGGTCAAACGTTTCGTCGATGACGCGGCAATCACCATTGACATGGCAAAAGAAATCTGTATGTTGCAGCGCAACGAAAAGGGCAAAATCGCCCGCCGGTACTTCGTAGAACTCGAAAAAGCGTGGAACAGTCCGGAGAAGGTCATGGCGCGGGCTTTGCAGATTGCAAACAATCAGGTGAAACAGTTGCAGGCGAAAATCGAAGCCGACGCGCCTGCCGTGTTCTTCGCAGAAGCTGTCACCGGCGCAGATTCAAACATCCTTGTCCGCGAGATGGCGAAGCTTCTTTCTCAAAACGGATATGAAATCGGCGGCAACCGACTGTATGAACAGCTGCGTCAGGAAGGGTATCTGATTAAGAACAAAGGCACGGACTACAACATGCCGACGCAGAAAGCCATGGAACTCGGTCTGTTCTTCGTGCGCGAAACGCCGCGAGTTGGAAAGGCTGGGACAGTGCTGGATAAGGTTGTACGCGTTACCCCGCGCGGTCAGAAATACTTCATCAACAAGCACGCGCCGAAAAAGGCGCTTCTGGAAAATTAACAGGAGGATTTAACCATGACAGTCAGAGAGATTTATGAACACACCCAGAACGTTGACAGCTGGATTCTCGGTATTGACGGTTATGCGTCAGCTGTCGATCTTGGAAATCCGGCCATTCTCGCCGGTATCGGGAATTATCATGTAAAGACGATCTACCCGGATGTGGATGATGGGAAGGTCGTTGTGGAACTGGACGTTGCTACGACTATCCAAACCGATTAAAAAAGTTCGGTTTTTCCGATAAGGGGCGGGACAAATCCCGCCCTTCGGTAGAACAAAAAATATAAGATAAACTACCGAACGGGGGAAGTTACATATGAAAAACTATTACAAAACTTCGGGAATCCACATGTTCCTGACCGGCGCTGCAATCGCCGCAATGTTCATTGTCATTCTGTGTGCGGATTCGTTGATCGAGTTCATTCTGTGAGAGGAGACGGTAAAATGGAAAGCAAGAAAGCAGCATGGCCGAAGTTCGGCGAATGGGTATACAACGCGCAGGGAGAACCCCACTGTTCTGAATGCGGGGCAGAAGTTAGAGACATCACGCCGTTCTGTGCGCAATGCGGTGCCTGCATGGATGACATTGAGGAAATCGACGAAGAAGAAAGCTATATGTCCCGCTTTTCGGTCGTTGTCAAGGGCGGAGATTTCGCACCTAGCCGCGGATATGTTGTCCGCGCTACCGGGCCGATTGACATGCTTCAGAAGCTGTCGGAGCGCGTCAACCTTTGCAACAGTGCGACGATCGCCTACTCCGAAATCTTGCTGGATTCAGACATCATAGACTAAGGAGGGACGAACCATGGAATTTATCGCAAACTACGACGCGAAAAACATTTTTGGCTGTTTTGAGAACGTCGAACAGCACGCCCTTGCATTTTCCGAAGAGACCGCCGCGCACCTGCTGGATGCAGGAATGAAGATCTTCCGGGGCGATGCAAGCACGTTGAACGCCCTAAAGATCTGTTTCACCGGAAGCCTGACTGTCTGCATATACCGAGAGATCGCAGACATCGACAACGGTGTTTTTCGCGTCCTCGTCTGGGACAGGCCGAACAGCTACGACGAGAAAACCATGAGCAAACAGGCGCTCAAAAAAATGATGCTTTTCAAAATTTCGCAGGAATTTGCAGAACCTGCCGAGCAGATCGCATAGGGAGGAACCACCATGAACCAGTACCGCAAAACCTTTGAGTTTTTCAGCACAGAACAGCAAGCCGCCGCATTCGTGGCAGCGCGCAAGAAACAGCGTCGCAAGGCACGCATAACGCCGTGGCAGTCCGCCGACGGCAGCGAAAACAAGTTCATCGTCTGGTATTACATTTGAGGGAGGGCAAAATCATGACCGTTTACGTAGTGGTTCATCATTGGGACACGCCCGACAACGAGGGCGTGGAAGTCCTGGGCGTTCTCTCAACGGTAGAGAAAGCCCGTGCGCAGATCGAGGTCGGAGCAGACGCTATCCGCAAAGAGTTCGACGAAGATTTCTGGGACGAGGATATGACCTGGGACGAACCCATGAGCATTCACCTCGGACGGTGCGGGCGAAACTGCTTGGAGCAAGCCACGATCTACAGTTGGGAGATTTCCGAGCAGGAAATCGACTGAAAAAAGTACCGGCGCAGCGGGACAAATGCAGTTGCGCCGGTAGCAATAAAGGTGTAGAGGAAACCAAGAAAACAGGAGGTCACATACAATGAAACAGCTTGAAATCTTCCAAAAAATCGCCGATGCCGTGAACGCGGCAGCTGGTTCCAAGAACCCCAGAATGACCATTGTCACCGAGAGCGAGTTCGGCGGCGTGTATTTTCTCCACGTCAACGCAGCATACGCCGAGATCAAGCCGTATGCGCAGTACAAAGACGCGCTGACGGTCTACTTCAAAAAGCGCGGCGGTCGCAAGCTATACGGCATGCGTTTCTATGGAGTTAAGACTGTGGCCGTATTCTCCGGATGGCAGGAAACCACATGGGAGCATCCGCGTAGTTTTCAGTGCTTTGACCGGAACATGTTCTATGGGCTGGTTGACGGCTTCCCGCAGGAGCAGAAGTTAGCCGAGGAATCCGAACGTGTCCACCTCGCAGAAATCCAACAGAAGGGCAAAATCTACATGGTCATCAGCATAAATTCGGATGACCCGCGACCGCGCATGACCATTGAGGAATTTGAAACCGTCGAGCATCTAAGAAAAGCGTTCGAGACTGCCGGGGAGTTCCACAGCGTATCGTGCCGTGTAGAGCTGCAAGGCGCGCCGATTCTCAAAAACTTCTGCGGTCCGATGTACGGCGGTGAAGACAATCAGGGGCGCGCAGTCATCCGGTACGAATCGCAGAAAGTCTACGATATTCCGAGTGCATAACATCCAAGCCTGACCTATCGGGCATACGGGGAGAAAGGTTCTACCATGAAAAAGATTATCGCGCTGCTGCTTGCCGTCGTTTCTGCCGTCTCCATCCTCTGCGCAGCACATAAGCCGATCACCACATACGCACATACGGCGCTTATCACAGCGCTGGACTATGATACCGACACCGTGACCGTCACGGACTACGCTTGCCTGACGTGGACGTTTCAAGGCTGCGAAGACTACTGCGTCGACGCTCTAGTTTCCCTCATAATGTCCGACAACGGAACCAAGGAAACCGTTCTGGATGACGAAATCCTGTCTGCAAAATATGCCGGGTATCTCCCCGACTGGTATAAGTACGGTGGAGACGGTCACAATAGCAGAAAATAATTTCGTAGGAAGCGGGACATTTCCGCTTCCTGCTGTAGAAGAATAAGTGTAAGGGCAAAACAGACAGCCCCGAGTCGGGCGGAAAGGATAAACAATGGAAAGAAACGACGCAGGATGGAAGCTCTACACTTTCGGCATGAATTACGAAAATGGACGCTTGATTTCGATTAAGATACCAGCAAGGAACTATGAGGAAGCTGTCGCTAATCTGAGACGGCTCGTTAAAAAGCGTTCGGTGTACCCGCTCAAAATGTTTTGGTTGAATGCCGAGGAGGACTACTGAGTGAAAACATACGTCAACATCCCCATGATTGACATGGAAGATCTGACCGATCTGGAACTGCTGAAAACGCACATGATCAACAGCGGCGAGTTTGAAGATCTGCCGAAGGAGCGGCAGTACGAAATATACAAGTACTGCAAGTATCACGCAACCTGCGCTGGCTGCCTGGCAAGCCTTGAGCAGATCAGATACGCGGTAGCAAAGATATACTTCGGATGGTGAGCAGGGACGAATCATGCCCCTGCTTTTCTCTTGGAATTTTTCAATTTACGGGACAAACCAAGATTTCAGGTAGATACAAAACCAAGAAAACAAAAACACTACAGAATACGGAGGCATTCAAAATGTATTACATCATCAACCGCGAGACTGACAAACTCGAACTTCACTTTTCGAAGGAAGAGTATCAGGCCATGCCGGACGAAGCGAAGGCTAAAATCAGAAGCAACTTTCTTTTCTCCCGCCGTGGCAGCTGCTGGGTAAGCCGTGCAAAGCGGCCGAACCTTTCCTATGTTGAACGCATAGCAAAAGACCTTGGTGCGGAGTACCAGGGCAAGACCGGCGAAGAACTGACATTCGAAGAAAAGATGGAGCGGCAGGCAGACCGTGCAGCGGCCAGGGCGGAACGCATGGACATAAAAGCTGACGCCGCGGCACAGCGAGCCGAAGCTCTGCAAAAGCCCGTTGAAGACAGGCGCGGAGATATCGCGTTCTTCACACAACCGAACATCAACACATCCGCAGGCCGTGCGTTCACCCGGCAGCGCGAGCGCATGTTTGCCGCCTTTGATCGTGGCTTTGAGGAGTTCAAAAAGTCTGAGTATTACGCGCAGCGTGCAGAAATCGCCCGCAGAACAGCGAACCAAGAAAATTCCAAGGACAAGGCATTCTGCGACCGTCGTGTAAAGGACGCGCAGAAGAACATCAAGGCCATCCAGAAAAACCTTGACCACTACCATGTCATGCTCGAATGTGACGGCATGGGCGAACAGCAGACCAGATTTGACGGTACGCCAATCGAACGCGGGGAAATCGAACGTTGGATTGAAGACGCAGAAGACCGCCTGGAATCTGAGATTTCACGCATCTGCTACTATCAGTCCTGCATCGACGAGTTGGGCGGCGTGCAGTTCAGCAAGGAGAACATCAAGCCGGGCTATGTTGTGAAAATCAAGCATTACAACGACTGCACCGTCCTGCGGACAGGCCCGAAGAACTTTATCTATCGCACGCCGAACGGATTCGACTTGACTGCCGCATACGCCGAGATCGTTAAGATTGTCAAGGCGCAGGAAGCGGAAAAGCCGACTCACCCATTCAAGGTTGGAGAAACATTTGAAATCGGCGCATATGTTGATGGGCATCGCGTCAAACAGGTATGGGAAATTGTCAAATCGACCGCAGCGACCGTTACGCTGAAAAACCAGATGACAGGCGCGGTCATCCGCAGAACACCGAAAATCCACCGGACGTGTGAGGGCGACAAGTGGGCGATTTGTATCGGTGACTATATCGATAGCATGCTCTATCATTCCATTTGACAAAAAGTTTGCCGGAGGCGGGACGAAGTTCCCGCTTCCGGTAGATACAAAAGCAGAACAGGAAAACCAAGAAAACTAGGAGGTACTTAAAATGGGCTGGACTTGGCAGTGTGCGAAATTCTACAAGCGGAAGGGCTGCATCGACCGCAAAGCAGAGTGCGACGAGCTTTACACGTGGAACAACGAAGAAACCGGAGACACGTGCCGGGTTCTGAAATCCGCAATGGTGGGACGGACGTGGTACGGCGCTTGCGAGAGGACGCGCCCAGGCCAGCAGCCCTATGTTTTCGCCGGTATCTGCCTAACGAGCGTAGACAGCCGCGAGGGATATAACTTTGGGTTCAAAGATATGGATGAATCCATGGGGCCGTGTGAACGTGAGTGCCCTGTCTCCATTCTGAATCTGCTTTCCCCACGCGATGACAAATGGGCGATTGAGTGGCGTGCAGCCTGCCGGGAGAACGCAGCGAAAAAAGCAGCTGCCAAGAAAGACCCAAACAGCCTTCAAAATCTCCCACTTGGTGCACAGATCACAGTCCAGAAGAACGGTCGGAGCGTAATTCTTGAGAAGGGCAGAATCAGGAACCGTAAGAATCCGGTATGGATTTCTCGTGCAGAGAACGTGTATTATCCTCTGTCGCACATCAAGCGGTACGGATATGCCGTTTGTGTCCCTGCTTGATTCTTGGCTTGAAATCAAGGCAGAATCACGATATTATATTTTCAGGGAGGGATGCCTATGTTCTACAAGCCCGGTGAGTACCGGATAAACCAAGAAAACAAATTCTTCTCGACTTCGACCGGATTGCCATTGAATCCCGGTGATCTGGCGGCGTTGGAAACCGTCTGCGACGTCAACGATATTTCACCGATAGAAACCTACGGGAAGGAAATCGTCTCGCAGAACCGCGAAGTGACCGTTGTGGGCGGAGTGAAGAAACTGTATAAGTCTGCTGTCGTTCGTATTTGATCATCTTCGTGACCTCACGAAATTGATCGCAAGCAGGTTGCAAGTTGGCCGCAACATTCCACGCTGTAATAATAGAATCGCACGGGAAACACACGGAAAACACACGGAAAACACACGCAAGTCAGTTCTAAGTTGGTCTTAAGTTTGCACCAAGTCAGTACCAAGCGACCATTTCCGCAAGGTCACAAAAATGGTTGAAACCAAGAAAACCAGAGCCGCCAACGTTCGGACGGTTCTGGTTTTCATTGACACTTTTCATTTTTTCGGTATAATAAAGAAAAAGGGGCGCTGCCACAAGCGGTCAGCCAAGGATGCCTAGGGGATTTGACCTAGCCTTATGCCGATGGCGGTCATTTCTTTTTGCAGATCTGAACGATCAAACCCGCAAATGCGATGAGTACGGTGGAGAACGAGAAAATCTCAGTCCATGTAGCCATGCGAAACACCTCCTTTTTAAGGGAAGTGCCGACCGTCTGCCACCTCCATGCAGCGCCCCGCCCACCGGAAGGTGGGCTTTTTTATTTTAACGGGACGTTCCCATAATGTCAACAAACCAAGAAAATTTAAGGTCGATTCTGCGGGACAAACGCAGATTTTGCGTAGAAGTATAAGTACAGGCATCTCGTCAGAATTTACAAAATTTGATGCAGGTGCTTGAAAAACTGGAATGGCATGGTAGTATGAGAAAAAAGTGTTTTTTAAGGAGGTTTGCGCAAGAGGAAATCACCCTAAAAGAGTACATCTTGAAGCTGATTAAAAAAGATCTTGAATCCGATAAATAAAATACCCCCTTCCCTGTGACTAGTTTGGCGACCGGCACAAAGAAGGGAGCTGCCCGAAAATACCCGCATGACATGGGGGATACTTTACGGTTTTTTAATTATACCGTGATTATATTCCCCTGTCAATCCAAATTTGATAGGGGGATTTTTATATCTTCCGGAAAGGATTACACGATGAAACTGCAAGTTACCACAAACAACGGTATCGAGGTTTTAGACAGCAGAGAAGTTGCGCAGTCCATTGAAATGAGACACGCCGACTTGCTGGAAAAGATAAGCACATACAACGATTTTTTAGCCAACGGAAAATTCCGTTCGCTGGATTTCTTTGTTCCGAGCAACTATGTTGACGCTCAAGGAAAAACTCGCCCGCGCTACTTTCTCACGCGCAAAGGCTGCGACATGGTAGCAAACAAAATGACAGGCGAGAAAGGCGTATTATTCACAGCCGCTTATGTTACGGCTTTTGAGGAAATGCAGAAGCGTTTGAAAGCGTCACTTTCCCCTGCCGAGCAGTTGCTTGCGCAAGCGCAGCTTATGGTAGATCAGGAGCGCCGCATTGCCGCTCTTGAAACCGGCCAGACGCAGATGCGCGACACCATGAGCACGGCATTCTCCGCACTCGCCTCCCCTACCGTCAGCCGCGATCATTGGCAGGTGGAGACTAGAAGCAGAATCCGGCAGATGTGCATGGAGTTCGATCTCAACTTCCAGAAGGAAACCGGCTCGCTCTATAAGTCGCTGGAAGAATCCGCTGGCTGCAACCTCGAAGTCCGGGTGAAGCACCAGCGCGAACGCATGAAGGTCGGCGGCGCGAAATACGCAGACCGTCAGGCCGTCAACAAGCTGACGGTTATCGCACAGGATCAGCGCCTGCGGGAAATCTTCGCAGGAATCGTTCAACGCAGATACGCGCAGTTGGTAGCGGCTAAAATGCACAAAAACTAAGGAGGAGAAAATTATGACCATCAAAGAAATCTATGAGCACACCCAAAACGTCGATAGCTGGATTCTTGGTATTGACGGCTATGCGTCAGCTGTAGATCTTGGCAATCCGGCCATCCTCGACGGCATCGGCAGTTATCGTGTGAAGACGATCTATCCGGACGTTCACGACGGAAAGGTTGTCGTGGAGCTGGACGTCGCGACAACGATCCAGACCGATTAAAAGTCCAATTCTGTGTCGAATAAGGTGCGACATATTCGACTTGGAGCGGGTGTTATATTGAGATTATCGGGACAAAACAAGGAACCCAGTAGAAGAAAAACTATCAATCAAATTTTTAGGAGGAATGCAAAATGACAAAAACCGAATGCGCAATCTATGATCTGTTCAAAGAACTTGGCGTTCCGGCACACCTCGACGGATACCGGTATTTAACGGAAGCTGTCAAGTGTGCTTACGACGGAGACTATGAAGGCACCATCGCGACAAAGCCAGGTGGAGTGTACTATGAAATCGCAAAGAAATATGGAAAAACGGTCAACAGTGTTGAGCGCAGCATGCGCCACGCCATTGAGGTAGCGTTCGATAGTCTCAATACGACTCACAAGTATGAGATCTTCGGAAACTCAATCGATCCGGAAAGAGGTAAACCCACAAACGTCATGTTTGTCTTCCAATGCGCAAGTGAAATCGAGCGCCGGTTGTCAGCATGAAAAAATCCCGCGATCAGCGGGAAAAGCGCAGAAATCCAGTAGATCAAAAATCAAAGAGCAAACGCAAGTTTGCCAAGGACAAAAATGCCCGTATCAAAAGGAAGGAGATCATTCAAATGGAAAAGTCAAAGGCTCTCATGTATGTTCCGGAACTCACACCGGAAGATGTTTTCTCGCATCTTGTCTGCCACCACGCAGACGTAGTCCGTGCCAAGCACGCGCAGCAGGCCTACAAGCGGCAAGTGGAACGTAAACGCCGCTGTATCGCGTCCATCGTTGTCATCGTGTCTTCCATCGCTACAGCCGCCACGCTGCTCATTACGAGCGGAGCCGTAAGCTTCATCTGACAGGAGGACGCGCATGTACGAACTGTACGACAGTTATGCAGACTTCCCCACTCTGATCGGCGCATTCAAAAGCGTCGACCAGGCACGGGAAGCGGCAAGGAAACGTGACGAAGCAACCGGCGGGAAATTCTTCCCGCAGCTCGTCAAGGACGGGAAGATCATTCAGGATTGGGGGTATTAAAGCATGACATTTAGCGCATGCGGAGATCGGCATTGTCCAGCAAAGGAATGGCAAAGAAAAGTGTCGACGCGAACAGAAATGCAAAGGCGGGGAAATGCAGCGCGCGGAGCCGCGATGCTTGGCAACGGAAGTGGATAGCATAGGTTTTAGAGGCAATGGGATGGCAAAGAAATGCTCGGCGGTGCAACGGAGTAGTTGAGAAGTGCGTAGCCATGGAGTAGTGCAGCGATGACGGGTGTGGCAACGTCATGGAACGGTGACGCAGCGCACAGCTTTGCGCTGGAATAGCACGGAATCGCAACGCGGCGACAAACGCAAAGGAGAAAGGTATGGTAATCACAGCAAATATTCAGAAGCAGTTGGACGAATTGCGCGTAGTAGGTTTAGCTCGCTATGCAGCAATGAAAGCGGCGGAACAGGCGTATAATGACGCACTGGCGCGTGAGAGAGCGGCATACGAATACGCCGCAAAACACGGCGAGTTCTACACCGAGGACGGCAAGCGTGTCAAGGGCGAAAAGGACGCTTTTCTCATGGACGAATCAAAGTTCGCGAACGAATTTGTGCCGCTGATTGCACAGGGGTACAAGGAGTTGTTCGGGTTGGACTATCCTGTCGGATACACGCCGGTATTTGAGCAGTTCCTGGCCCCGCTCAACGACGCGCGGAAAGCATATCGGCGCATTGCTGCCGCGTTCCTTCGGATCATGGGAAGAGACGAGGAAGTGCAACATATCGACCGCGCACTCGAAGGATACGTGCACCCGAAATATATGGAAGAGCTGGATATAATAAATCATAATTTTCTTGGAATTTCCTGATTTTGGTGCGACATATTCGACTTGGAGCATTTGCTATAATGCAAAATGTAAGGGGGATTTCACATGAGCTTCCCAAATGCCTGTGAAAAATTTCAGTCTGCGATGGTTGCGTATGAAAACAATCTTCGTGCCATTGGGAGGGCTGAATCAACAATCAGGAACGAGGAGCAGATATTCAAACTGTTCTCCGGTTTCATGCTGGATAACCAACGATGGGACAGGCGCGAAGAAAGCTTCATCGATATTCAGGCATGGCGCGACCAGATGCGCCGAGACGGTAAAAAACCGTCTACCATCAGGCAATACTTAACTGTGCTTTCCGCTTTGTACCGCTTCGCGTCATCGCCACAGCTCGGGGATGCCCGCTGGTACGAAACGAATCCGGTCGCGCCGATTCTTGTTCCGGATACTCGCAAGCAGCAAAAAAGGCCTTACGACCAATTTCTGACGGACGAGCAAGTCCTGCTGCTCTGGCGGAACAATCCTCCGAAAGGATACAGGCGTCCGGATCTGTGGCCGAGGAATTACGCCATTGTAATTTTACTCCTGACCACTGAAATCCGGAACAGCGAGCTTCTGGCGCTCACGCCGAATGATCTGGATTGGGAGAACTCGGAACTGTCCGTCGAGCACGGAAAAGGTGACAAGTACAGACCGGTAGACTTCCCCCTTCTTGCGCAGACAGCCATGCGACTTTATCTGAACAGTGGCGCACGCCCTGAGACCGCAGGCAGCGACGAGCCGCTGTTTGGGACAGAAGCAACCAGAGACTTTCAGGGAGACAACAAGGGCGAGGAGTGGCACGCAGGGACGCGGCAGTGGCTTTCAAATGTTGTTTGTCGGCACGTGAAATCTGTAACTGGTGTAGACAACATCCGCACCCACGATCTGCGGCACGTCGGTGCGCGGCTTGACCTGAATGGCGGCATGAGCATTGAAGAGCTTCAGTCAAAGTTGGGACATGAGTCGGTATCGACAACGCAGATATATTCCGGTAAACTCACCAGCCGGAAGCGCCGCAGGATGACGAAAACCGTGCAGGAAGAGAAAGAACGGCAGGCACAGAGGAACATTGAACGTTTGGAGGTCAGCGGAGACAGTTTTTTCGGAAAGCTCCGGTTGAAGCAAATACCGCAGCCGGAGATTGCGTAAGCGAAACCAAGAAAACTGGAACAGCACATAGTGGGAAGGTAGGCAGTCAAAACCAAGAAAACTAGAGCCATCCGGGTTTCATTCAACCCGGTACACGGTGGGAGTAGGTACGTGGGGTGGTTCCCGGCCACACCGCACCGGTTCAAGTCCGGTTCTCACCACAATGCCGCAGTTTTTTCATGCGATTTCCTGCGGCACGGCATATGGCCTCCTTTCTGATAAAGAAAAGCGTCACCCACGTAAGCGCAGGCGCTCGCCGGGACATTTTAGAGATTCCGGCGCTCTGATCTGGGAAGATCAGCTGTGGGTTTCGGCCAAGAGCGCACCCGCAACCGTGTAAAATGGGGTGCTGTATGCAGAGAAGCAACCGGCAAATGGTAGGCTATCATCAGGGCAGTTCTGATACTCTGCGAAGTTCATGTATCTTTTCTTTTTTCGTTGGCGGCTCGGAAAGACGAGAAGTACCGGCGTCCAGAAAAACGCCGGTGCGAAATATCCGGTATTGGTGTAGTGGTAGCACATCAGTCCTCCAAACTGAGAGCGCGAGTTCGACCCTCGTATACCGGTCCACATGGGTATCATGGCGGGGCATCGTGCCGCCCAAAGAGCGAGATTGTGCGAAGGCTCATAGCACGGTGATGACACTATTCCGCGCAAGCCATTAGAATCTGAAGCGATATGGCGCTGTTGCTGGTCAACAAGAAACCAGACAAAGAACGGTGAGGTTACAGGTTCATAGCGCGGTGAGAAAAGCCTATTCCGTGCAATATAGGGTGACGGTCATCCTTGGAGGTGCAGCGGGGTTCGAGTCCCCAAACGGTCAGGTTCGACTCCTGAACGTGCATGGTGCAAAACCTCCAACCAATACGGCAGATGATTTCGAGCGGCCTCGGAGCCTGTCTTGAAAACAGTGCGCGGTGAAAGCCGTGGGGTTCGACACCTCCATCTGCCGCCAGATGCCGGGTCGCTCCCGGATGATGTGTGCGCGACCGTCGAGCCACACAGAGAACGAAAATGCCCGCTGAAAACTGCGCTTGTCTTGATGCGTCAAGACCGGTTTGACCTGACGGAATAGGGGCTGCGGATCTTCGGACCGTAGTTGCCGGTAGCGTGTGAAAATCTAAGCGGGAAGACGGCCAATATGGAGCCGTAGCGCAGTTGGAAGCGCGCCTGATTTGGAATCAGGAGGCCACCAGTTCAAGTCTGGTCGGTTCCACCACGTCCAGTGACCGGGCGAAGTACAAGCCTGAACGGGTCTGCCATAGATAGGTCACAGCAGGCAGACGGAATTGTGTACCCACGGGGGCTAACCGCAAGCAGCCGACACGAAGCGGTAACAGCTGGAGAGACAGCCGAGGCCACTGCGTCAGTGTGGCAACACGCGGCATTTGGTAAAGGGCAGCGACGAGCAACTGACCCGAGGCAGTTCGATTCTGCCAAGCCGCCCATGCCCGCCATCGGATGACTTCCCCCGGTGGAATGAAGCCTCCGCATCTGGCAGCGGTGTCGTCGGGTTGATACAGCCGATACCAAGGATTAGCTCTTCGGGAATGTAAGCGCTTTGACGGCCGGGAAAGACCGGCAACAAAGGGGTATCGCCAAGCGGTCTAAGGCATGGGCCTTTGACTCCCATATGCGCAGGTTCAAATCCTGCTACCCCTGCCAGCCGCCCGTTGGGGTTCTCCGCGCGACTATATTTAACATGGGGAAAATACGGCTATCCATTCACGCACGCAATAGCGGATTCGTGAATCGTAGCGGCCCCGGCTAAAGACGCTGTACCCGCAGCGTCCAAGGAGAACGAGGCACAATGCAGCTATATGGGCCAGAAAGCGGGATAGGAGCTACGCTGCAAAATGTTTGTTCGACGCTTGGGGCGAACTGAAATCCTTCCAAGCTGGGGAAGCATCTTTGGGAACGCTTTAGAAACTTCCGACTGTTAAGCGCCGGTGCGCAATCACCTGATTTGCCGTTGTTGTCTGCGCGCAAGACCTCAAGGCCGGTACGTGAAGCCGGTCATAGACGGGCCGTTAGCTCAACGGCAGAGCAGCCCGCTCATAACGGGCAGGTTGCAGGCTCGACACCTGCACGGCCCACCATTGATTCTTAAGAAAGGAGGAGTACACATGAACAAAGAAGAACTCGTTCAGGCAGTTGCCAGCAAGACTAATATGCCGAAGACCGCCAGCCTTGAAGCTGTCGATGCAGTTTTTGCCGCGATTGAAGAAGCACTCGTTGCGCATGAAAATGTCACCATCGCAGGATTCGGAAAGTTTGCTGCAAAGTATCAGAAAGCACGAACCGCCAGAAACCCGGCCACGGGTGGAACGGTCGATGTTCCTGCAAGATTCGCAGTCAAATTCTCGGCAAGCAGCGTTCTGAAAAACGCTGTCGCCAAGTGAGATCATGGGGCGGTTTCGCCCCTCTACATATAAAAATACAACTAGAAAGGAAGCACACTCATGCTTGATTACAAGATTCATCGGGGAGATATCTTCTGGATTCGTCAAGATCTTAATTCTGTCGGTTCGGAGATCAGAAAGAACCGTCCGGCCATCATCGTCAGCAACGACCGAAACAATACATATTCCGAAACAGTTGAGATCGTGTACCTTACGACCGCAGAGAAAAAGCCCATGCCGACGCACATCGTCATCAACACTATGGGGAAGCAGTCCACTGCGCTGTGTGAGTGTGTTTATACAGTCGATAAGGCACGTCTGGAGAACTACTACTGCACTTTAACGGATGCAGAAACTAAGATGGTCGACGAAGCGTTGCTCGTCTCCTTGGGTATCTCTGCCCCCCCCGCGGGCAGTGCAGCAGTCTCGCAAGAGCAAGCACTGGAAAAGGCCTGCATTCCGATCAACGAGCCATTTGGCTTAGAAGACGCATACCGCGCAATGCAGAAGGAACGCGATACGCTGCTCGCGCAAAGGGAAATCTACGAAAAGATCTGTGCCGCCGCGCTTCCGCGTTGGCCGAAGCCTGTTGAGGTGGCCGTATGATCTACCTTGACCACGCAGCTACTTCTCCCCTGCTTCAATGCGCAAGAACCGCATTCAATGCAGTTTCAACATCAGTATGGGGAAACCCAAACTCCGTACATTCATTTGGGCAGAGCGCCAGAAAGGCAATCGAAGCGTCCCGTGAGACCGTAGCGCAGTGCTTGAACTGCGAGCCAGATCAGGTTTTCTTCGTTTCATCTGCGACAGAAGCGTGCAGGATTGCGCTGACAGCCATGGACGATATATGTCGAGTGTTCCGTGTTAGTGGTGTCGAGCATTCGGCTGTATCGAGCATTGCCGAATGTATGCTACGAGGATGGCAAAGCTCCGATTTGAATGGACGTGTGCAGATTTTCACCAATAATGAAACCGGAACGATTTACGACCTAGATGCTGCTTTCACTGAGTATGACGTCAAGTTCTCTGACTGCACCGCAGCGATGGGAAAGCAAAAAATCAACTTCCGTGAAAGCAGCATAGACTTCATATGCGGAAGCGGGCATAAATTTGGCGCTCCGATTGGAGTTGGCGTCCTGATTGCACGAACTCCGGAGGCAATCACAGAGCATTTCCATTTTGGGACGCCGTCCGCTCCCCTTGCTGCCGCATTTTCGTCTGCGTTGGAGTTCCGCACAAATCTCATGAATACTTTCGCCGGGGCAACAGGACTGTTGCATGACCGGCTGATTGACGGTATCATGAATGAAATCCCGGATGCACATCTCAATGGTTGCAAATACATAGGCCACGAGGAAGAGCAGTCTCCGTACATCGCAAACATGTCTTTCCCTGGTATTGAAAACCACGCGCTCGTCCTGCGGCTTGCCGCTGATGGACTGATGGTTTCATCCGGTGCAGCGTGTTCCAGCGGTGATAACGCGCCGTCCCGTGTACTTCTGGCTTCCGGGTATTCTGAAGAACGCGCACGTTCGGCTATTCGGTTCAGTTTCGATTACAAACTCGTCCCTTGTGAGAGCGACATGAGCCACAATTATGGCCTGAACCTCGAACGAGATGCAAGAATTATCGACGAGGCCGTGAAGATCGTGGCACAGAACGTGCGGGAAATGAGGGGTGTATAATATGCCGCGCAAAAAGCTCAATTACACAGACAACTATTACAAGCCATTCCCCAGTCGTCTTCGTAGGCTCATGCGTGGGGACGCAGGGAAAATCAACAGAACTGTATCGCAGCAAGAATTAGCGGATTATCTCGGCCTGAAGGCAAGACAATCTGTATCTGCATACTGTGACGGTTTTGGACAGCCCAGTTGGGAGAATATCGCGAAAATCGCAGAATACTTCAACGTGTCTACGGACTGGCTGCTAGGTGTAACAAATATTGAAAGTGTTGAGCAAAACATTCAAGTTGCAGCTGCTACACTCGGCATTTCAGGAAAAGCTGCTGAGAATCTGGCAAGGATTTCAACTGAAACCGAAGATGATAACATATTTATTTCCCTCAAGAAATCAGCGGCACGTGATGCACTAAATAGTCTTCTGGAATCAGAAGATGTGATGTGGATAGCAGAAGCAGCAGACCGCTTGATGCACATTCAGAAATGCCGTCCGATAAAAATTCTTTAATCTGGGCGGGACAACCCGTAACTCCCCTGTAGAACAAAAATTGAAAGTTCTACTTGACATATGCCTAGACATATATTATAATACGCCTAGGCATAAAGGAGGTATCAAGATGTCGCCTAAATACGGACGCCCCATTGTAGGTGAAGAACCGAAAAACAAGCAGATTGCGCTTCGGGCAACGGAATCAACCGTCAGGAAATTTTCAGAATGCGCACAACTATCTGGGAAGACAAAAACAGATTTGCTTGAAGAAATGGTTAATGACCTGCACTCGCGGCTGACACAGAAATAGGAAAAGCCCCCTCTTTGTGCCAACGTCTAGCAAACAAGTCACAAAGAAGGAGCCGACCCGGAGGAAACCTCACGGTAAATCTATTATACCGTGTTGTGTTTCCTCTGTCAAACTGATTTTGTGGGCAATGTCCGGAAAGGAAACACAATGAAGGATTTAATCACCATCAACAATAACGGCCAACCCGTCGCAAGCAGCAGAGACATTGCGGAGCACTTCGACAAGCGACACGATCACGTTATGCGCGACATTGAGGAACTTTTGAGGGGTCTCCCCAAAATTGGGGACACCCCCATGTTCATCAAATCAACCTATGTCCACCCGCAAAACGGTCAGTCGTATCCGATGTACTACATGACGCGCGACGGATTCTCGCTGCTGGTCATGGGCTTCACCGGGAAGTCCGCGCTCGAATGGAAACTCAAGTACATTGAGGCTTTCAACAAAATGGAGGAAGCACTGAGGGCAAAGCAGCTTGCAATTCCGCAGGACTACCCTTCCGCGCTTCGTGCGTTGGCTGATGAAGCAGAAAAGCGTTTGGCATTAGAAGCGGAGAACGAGGCGCAGCGGCAGATGATCGCGGACTTCGAACCAATCAAGCGGTACGTAGATACCATCCTCGAAAGTACCTCCACCATGGCCACCTCACAGATCGCCGCTGACTACGACCTGAGTGCCCGTCAGCTCAACAAAATTCTAAAAGAAGCTGGAATCCAGCACAACGTCAATGGTCAATGGATTCTCTATAAGAAGCACATGGGCAATGGGTATACCAAGTCCAAGACGTTCCACTTCCTCCACTCCGACGGGAGCAAAGGAACCCGTGTCTTCACGCAATGGTCGCAGAAGGGCCGTCTCCTGATTCACGAAATCCTGACAGAGCGCGGCATTCTCGCGATCATGGACAGGCCGCAGGCAATGTGACGGAGGGTGCATCAAATGACAATCAGGGAATTGTATGAGCACTCTCAGAACGTTGGTCGTTGGATGATTGCCATAGATGGGTTGGCTAATGCTATCGCCCTCGATAATCCCGCAATCATGGCCGGCGTTGGGAACTTTCACGTCAGCACATTCGATGTCGATGTGGAAGACGGAAAACCTGTCATCGAAATGGTAGTCGCAACGAAAATCGTAACCGATTAAAAAATTTCTCGCCCGTGTGGGACAAAGCTGATTCTTCGGTAGAAGAAAAAACAGAAGCCCTCACGGGCAAATCAAAAAATATAGGAGGCAAATACAATGGCAATGGATATTCAGGATATGGTGGCTGCAATGCTGGCCAAGGATGAGGCTTTCCACGGAAACGAGCTGGTTCCCGCAAAAGTCGAGGTCTACAACAAACTTAAGGAGCACGGAGCCGCGATTGCAAAGGCGCTGCGTACCCCGTGGCACGCGGATGATCTGGAGGTACGGGACCGAAACACTTTCGTCTACGTCGACTTCCCTCTCCCGGTCAACATCCTCAATGACAGCATCCGGAACCGCATTTCCGAAATGTACAAGCTGGCCGATATGGTGACGTTCGCTGATGTCAACTGCCGGCTGCGCATGACCTTCACAGTCACGAATGTCTGGAAGGAATGATTGCATGGGCGGGAAACTCCATACGAATGTTGTCAAGAACCGCTACACATTCCTTGTTGTGTACGATGACAAAGACAACGAAGAACTCACAGTCGAAGCCGAAAGTGTGGGTGCAGCAGCGTTAATGTTGCCGCATTGTCGGAGAGGCGCAGTGCTTTTGAGCAGTACGCCAACGGAAGCAGAGGGTAATACACATGGATGAAAATCAGGAAATGAAGCGGTTCGCAGACAGGCTCTGGGACTACTTCAAACCGAAAATCGAAGAACTGACCAGATCAAATATTTGGTATTTCCGCGCACAGGTCACACGGGTGGCCGCAAACGGAAAGATCACCATTCAGCGAGCATTCGACAAAGAAATCGCGCTCCCATACGTCTCCAGCATGGAGAATGCAGCTGTCGGCACGCAGGTCACTGTCTTCGTTCTCGGCAGCAGCATGACAAATGCGGTTGTCATCGGAGACGGGACTTTGAGCAATCTCTGAGATAGAAAAGAAAAAACCGGGAGGAATTAACCTCCCGGAAGTCTGCAGAACTCAATCTGAATTGATAGTCGTAGCAACGTCCAGTTCGACAACGACCTTTCCGTCGTGGACGTCCGGATAGATCGTCTTCACATGGAATTTTCCAATTCCGGCGAGAATGGCCGGATTGCCGAGGTCAACTTTCGATGCGTACCCGTCGATGCCAATCATCCAGCCGTCAACATTCTGTGTGCGCTCATAGATCTCTCTGATTGTCATGGCTCATTCCTCCCTCACATGGTTTGTTCGCTGGCTGATAATAACAGCGCGGCGCGGCGGCGGACGATGCTCTCAAAAATCGGACGCAGCTTGCGGTCACGAGCAACGACCTGCAGCTTCGATACGTTCTTGCATTCCGAAACTGTCGCGCCAGCATTCTTCATGCGGTTGCGTAACCGCGTTTGCCGCAGCGTGAGGTCAACACCGGCAGTAGATTCCAGCTCCTTGTAGAGGTCAGAGCGGTATTTCTGGTGATTCGCCTCATAGCGTTCCACCAGAGTATTGATCTGATGGTTCATCGCCGCCGTCCAATCGTCGGGGCTGACCGCAGGTGCAGAGAAAATGTCCAGCGTTTTCTGCATGGTCTGTTCATTGCGTTCCGCACGACTTTCCAGAGCCGCCAACCGCTGTTCCTGTTCCAGATTGACTTGTGCTTGCATGGCAAACATCTGGGCAGTGGTCATAGGCTGTGGACTTTTAATTTGTGCTTCCATGCGGTTGAATGCGTCGATATACTTGAGTTTCCATTCGAGCGCGGACTTCCCGGTGAAGCCCATGACCAGCAGCGAGAATCCGTCTCGATTCATGAGGTACGCGCGCTGTGGCCTGCCGTAGCTATCTGGAATTTCGACCGAGAAAAACATCTGCTCAAAATTGAGCACATCTTTTCTGAGGTCATCAATGTCACGAAGAACATTCCGATGCTCTTTTTCGAAGTGTTCGGCGATATCCCGGCTGCTTGCAACGGGTTGGCCGTTATTGTTGATGGTGATTAAATCCTTCATTGTGTTTCCTTTCTGGGCATTGCCCACAAAATCAGTTTGACAGAAGAAACACAACAGGGTATAATCAATTTACCTTGAGGGCTTCCTCTGGTCGGCTCCTTCTTTGTGTTCGGTCTTCAAACTAAAGCACAAAGAGGGGGCTTTTCTTTACTTATTTCCGATTTCCTCGTCAATCTTTTGCCTGAACCATTCTGTCTTTCCAATGTTGCGTTCTTTAAGTTTCTGTTCAAACTTCTCAGCACGTTCCTTGTCAATTAGAAAAGCATACTGTTTCATTGATTGCCGACGAGCACGGAAATATTCAGATCTATCTTTTTCCGCCACACTGTTCACCTCCTTCGTGTGACTAATCACATTATAATGTGTTACTAGTCACTTGTCAACCCCATTTCAGGAAATTTTTCAAATCAGCGGGACAAACTCGAATTTGCGCATAGAAATAGACCGGCGCAAAAAGCGCCAGTCCTTTTATAAGTCATGTGTGCTTTTTCGTTGAGCGGCACACACAGGTTTCGTTATCCCCGTGGTCATCGTCGTACCAGAGTATGTTATACACAGAGCCGGTCAGGTAGCCATAGATTCTTACCTTCCCGCTTATTTTCAGAGAATAGATTGCTTCCGCTTCTACACGCAGATTGGACAGCCTATCTCTAGCACATTTATTCAGCGTTCGCACGTCTATGGCGTGGTTATGCTTCTTCGCATTTATAAAAATATCGCTCCATGTCCGCTTTTCAAAATCTCTGAGATGGGGAAAGATCACATTCCAAAAATCATCGGACAGACGTTGTTGATAAAAAGACCATGAAACCGATTCATCAACATCGCATGACGCCAGTCGCCATACAGGATGTTCTCGCATGATGCTGTTCGGGTCAGAGCCAAACAGTATGCCGCTTGCCGCAACGCCGCCCTCGCGGATGACCTTCTGCTGCGGCTTTTGCGCTTGCTTCACGGACTTCTGCTTGTTACAAGCCGCCATAATACATTGCCATGCTCTCTTTTGTAATAATGTTGCTGCTCGGATATCTGTCCGGTGTTTCCGCGCGTGCCAGTTTCCACGGATCTTCCATATGGGTTAGCTGGCTCAACCACTGTGCATTTTTATCTCCGTAATGCTCCAGCACCCGGTTCACCGTGTCCTTCTGATTCTCCGTCAATCTTGCGGAATTTCCTTTCATCTGCTCTGGCAAAACGGAGAACTGCCCTTGGCTGAAATGAAAAAGCTGCGGGCACACAGGGCCGTTCGCCCATGCTTCAAAATCCTCTTCAAAAAGAGGCTTATCATCCCAAACGAGTGACCACGCCTGCGCATAATAGCAGAGTTTTTGCAGTTTCATGGTTGATAGTGTTCCACGCTGCTCCAATATGTACTTTGCTGCATCAAAAATACTATCCATACAAAAATCACACCTCCCGCCGAAGATCTCATTCTAATAACAGTATAGCACACAGGCATGATAAGTAAACAGGATTTTTGCATTTCTCATTTCCCTGTTCTATTTCGCTTGACATTTCCACACGTCATGGTAATATAATAAATAAGGGCGCTGCCGCAAGCAGTCAGCCTAGAATATGGTCAAAAGAAATGACCGTCCGAGCGGCTAACTTGGGAGCGGTCATTTCTTTTTGCAAATCTGAACTATCAGACCAGCAAAGCCGATGAGTACGAGTGAATAGGTGAAAACCTCATTCCATGTAACCATCCGCATCACCTCCCTTACAGGAAGTGCTGACCGCCTGCCGCCTCCGTGGCAGCGCCCCGCCCAACTTGAGGGCGTTTTTATTCTAGCACCCCTGCAATTCCGTGTCAACATATGCAAAAAGCCGGAGGATTTTGAATCCCCCGGCCCTTTTTATACCTTCTTCACATAGGCTTTGTAGACATAGCCTTCCTTGCCGGACACGGTTCTGACATAGTACCAACTCTTCGTCTGATATCCGTACCATGTGACCGTTTCACCGTATTTCAGGACAAACCGGACTTCGCTGCTGGTGGAGGCGGCAGCGCGAAGGTTCAGTTCGCTGGCCGTGACCTTCATCTTTACGCCGTTAGCTGCAGATTTATCCGTTTCAATCCAGCTTTCCGACTTCACTGGCTTCGGCTGAACGGCATGATTGCCATACTGACGCTTACTGAGGTAGTTACCTGTACCGCTTTTTAGCCAGATCGCCACGAATCCGCGAAGCTTATTGGGGCGTGCCCAAGCGGCTGTCGGTGTGACGTAGCTGCTGGAAGCTCCGCCGTCAAGGTTGATTGCAAATTCGTACTTCTCAGCGACGAACTTGTTTGCTACGACATCCATCGGAACCTGTTTCTCCGTGACGATGATACCAAGCGTCTTGCCCTTTAAGCCCATGGCCGTCCGGTACTTATTGCCCTCAAGGCCCTTGGGGACCGTAAATTCCTTCACGCCGTTCTGTATCATAGCGGGGTAGCCGCCGACCGCATCGGGCGACGTGACGGCTCCACGGGCCTCCTGGATGGGTGTCTTATAGTCCTTGAAGCCGATGAACGGCTGCCATCCCTGATACTCCATTGTGCCCTTGTGCTTCACGCCGGATGCAGGTGTGTACTTGCCATAGTTGAATAGTTCTGCATTGATGACGATATCGGGGAATCTGTCATTCCATGTAGCGCGAATTGCAACACTGCCGGTTGTTTCCCCTCTCGCGTCTGCCATTTTGATATGCTCAATTCGGTCAATACGGGAAAACGGGATCTCGGCGAAGATGCCACCTTGGAACTCAGAATACTTCACTGTCGTTGGGGTTGAAGAAGTTGACGTAGTGGGCTTAGAATCTTCGCTGCCAAGCACGTCCCACTTGGGACGGCCAATTCCACCGATGGAGGAAGAATTTCTGTAGTACCACTTTTTGAAAACGCCGCCGCCATTCGCAATCACAGTGTTGCTTCCGGAACTGGTGTTCCCCTCAATGGTATAGATCCGCGCATTATCGACCTTATACACGATGCCAGTGTGCGTCATGCTTCCGGGCTTGCCAAAGAAGATCTGGTCGCCTTCCTGCACTTCTGCGACAGGAACGGCCTTCCCTGCGGCTTTATAGTAGTTATACGATTCTGTACAACCAGCCCCATAGCCGCCCTTTGGCTGACATGTTGTCTTCATGCCGAGTGCAAGTCCAAACGCCTTGATAAAGCACCAGTCTACAAACATATCACACCATGGAAGACCCTGTTTAGGGGCATGATATGTCCCCCACTGCGCATGGTCGCGGGCATACTTCGTGTAGTTGTTTCTGCCGGCGTTACTTGTCTTGCTATCCAGGTTTGAGTTTGTCGCCTTTTCCAGATAGCCTTCTTCAGCTAACGCAATGTCGAGCAGTTTTTTCTTTGCTTCTTGGGTTGTCATTTGATATTCCTCCTTTTGCGAGGCTGAAGCCTTATTCCTGACTGTCGTTCTGTGTGCTGTTCTTGTCTTCGCTCTTGGCACTCTGATAGCCAAAGTAGAACGTCAGCACCATCACGATGATGGAATAGAAGTCCTTTGGTTCTACCTTGTCGCGAAGTGCCATTGCGACAAATGCGCCTGTGAGTATGATCGTTACGAGCGACTTGACCTTAAAAAGGTTCTCGACGATGACCTGCCACCAGCTGTTCTTCATGTTAACCAATCCTTTCTCAGTCCTTCAAGACTGCTTCAATGATTCGTGCGGTCGCGTCCAGCCCATGTTTTTCCGCCAATTCCCGCACAAATTTGAGGGCATACTTGCTTCTATTTTCGTTCTTTGCCTTCCAGAAATAGAATCCGGTAGCTGCTCCACACTCTACGATCCATCCGCAAAGCACAGTCGCAGCGGCGGCTTTATCGTCAGATGCAAGGAAAATAACGATGAAAACTACCAGCATAAAATACGAGAAGATGAGGATTCGTTTACTCCATTCCATATGCTTTAAGACACCACTTCCCATTCGTCTACTTCCTTCTTGATTTTGTCGATGAATGAATTGCCTTTGAGCGCTTTGTAAGCCTTGTACGAATATTCGAAGTTCTCAGCTTCGTACTGCCGTATTGTGTGGTCAGCCTTGTTCTTGTAGTAGGTATGCAGCATATCGGAACGAAGTTGGCACTTGATTCCTTCTCTGATTACGTTTGTGCCAAATGCCCATTCCCGAAGCGGTTTAACGGCCGCCAAAAGCATGACACTGATCGTCGTGATTCCGCCGCAAATTGTAACGATGTTCTCAAAGTATTCCATTTGGTTTTTCTCCTATCATTTTCTTTTGTGCAAAAGTGGAACCGCAAACGCGGCTTCACTTCGCGCTTGTAGCTCCACTAGCTCTTCCACATCGCCACTTCGGTGCGGGGATTATTCAATTGTTGCGCAGTCTGCATGGGGAGGTGGAATCCACTTACCACAGAAGAAATGAATACAGGCGCTGATTCCGTATGCTGTGTCGGTGAATGAGCTGCACGGTTTTGCTCCATGGTTGTTGAGGACGGGACCAATCTCACTCATCGTTTACGCCCTTTCTGGCTTTTCGCCGTGTCACACGTTCGATCTGCCTGCTTGTCTTTTTGAACTGCGTACCTTCGCAGATCCAGTACAGGTTCGTTTCCTTCTTCACATCGAAGATTTCTCCCGTTTTGAGTTTGAGGATGTATTGCGCAGCCTTCTTTTCAGCCATCATTGCACCCCCTTCCTCATTCCGGCCAGCTTGTAATCGTCGCGATTGGGAAATCTGCGACCGATACAGCGTTGATTGTCATGGTTCCGTTGCTCGTCAGTGGGCGCGTATAGCCTTGAATCAAATGCCGCTCTACCGGAGAACCGGGTTTGTCCGTCCTGACGATCTCCACAAGGCTGTTCTCAAATATATGCATCATCTGTATGCAAGAAATTGATACTGCCTTCTGTAGAACTGTCGCACGTTTTAGTTTCCACTCTGCCAAGTCGCGGCACTGTGTTTCCGTGTAGTATCCAGAAGCCGTCTCGCGATAGGTTTTCCGGCCGATGATATTCACGTTCGTGTCGCTGCTTGGGTCTAAATTCTGTGCGCGTCCGGATGCCTGCGGACTGTCATCGGTCTGTTCGCCCAAAACGATGTAGTCATTGAAGACCTCTGTGTTTTTGACTGTGTAAGTTGCGCCTATGAGCTGTGCTTCGGCCAAAGAAAATCTCCACAAAACAGGTTTGTTCGTGTCAACGATATCGTCTTGGGAAGGTTCTACGCGCAGTGTGCCTGTGTTATCGTAGCCAACCCACGCGTTCACCATTTCCGACATGCCAAGTACGACGTCTGCATACGTTCCGTCATCGCTATCGACGCGCATGGTATACGGAGAAACCGCCAGAGACACTGTTTCCCCACTCGGAAGCACCTGTGTTTTCTCGTTATAATACTCCGTAAAAATAGGAGGGACACTATCGACCTTATACCCATTGCCCTTGTCGAGAGACAGCAGCGATGCTATCGGCTCAAAAATATTCGTCCCGACCGGAACTTCGTATGTGGCTTCAAGTCGGCCGAAAAGCGTACCATCGAGGTATGCCCATTTGTCAACAAGAGGGTATGTCATTGTTCGGAGATTCGGATTGAGCGTTTCCTGCGGATCTTGAATGTAGAAAATGCCCTGTGGGATATAGTATTCCGATCCATCCGAAAGAATCAGGCCTTCATCAAGTGCAATCTGCTGCCCAAACCAGACGTTGTTCACGTTATAATCGTACTCTGCATCAACATTCGAGAGAGTGATGCTTGCCGTTCTGCGCTGGCCGTTTTGCAGATTTCCAGAGATGCTTCCCTCTTGGATAAAGGTTCCGCTGCGTCGATTGAGTGGGTTGTTGTCGATTGCAAATGCCGTGCTGCCGTCCGGCTGCAGGAACCGCAAACGGCACAGCTTTACAAACGGCGTTCGAAGCTGTTTTAGATAATCTGCCGTCCTCTTCGCATGCTCCACAGCGGCAGCCTGTTCCGGAGGCGGCTCCAAGTCAGGTGCATTGCTCTTCCAGTATGGGTACAGAGTTATATCAGCATTTTCGGTATACTGCCCGTTCAGCGGATACTCGATGGCTCCGCCGTCAGTAGTCGACCATCCGGCCTGCGTGTACCCATTTCGTGTAAAGATCGCGCCTTTCAGTGCGAGCGGTACACCGGACGTCTTTTGGTCTGTTTGCACGGCTCCGGTTCCATTGGCTCCCGGCCTATAGGTAACAGTATAGTACGAAACAGTAGCTGTCCAGAACGGGTAAAGCGTGACATCTGCATTTGCTGTATACTGCGCGCCAAGATCATATGATTTGCTTCCGCCGTCAGATGTAGCCCAACCTGTTTGCTCATATCCGCTGCGCGTGAATATCGCGCTCTTCAGTGTGATGGATGATCCCTCAACCTTCGAATCAGTCTGTACGCTTCCGGTCCCGTTTGCGCCCGGCACATACGTGATGGTATAAGATCCGGCAATCGAATAGCTGCCGTCATCCTGCTCAATTACAAGCGTTGACGATTCCAAGACGAGAGCCGGCCGAATACCATTTTCGGTGGTCGGCGAGGCAAATGCCCCGTCACCAGTTTCATTCTGAAGCCATACGGTTTCTGTCCCAGATGCAGTCGGCGTTCGCGTCCACCACTTTGATGCGGTTCCGTTGAGATAGGCGATGTATGCGTTATTCCTCCCTGATTCAGCCGTTGGAAAATACGCAAGTTTCGCACCGTCTAGTGCTTTTTCTTCCATTGCTCAATCTCCTTTCCCATCAGAAACAGAATGCCGCCGCCACGCGCAGGGCCTTATTTGCCTGCGCGCCGTATGCGTTTCCGCTCTGATAGAACCCTACGTAATTCCAGCCTTGTTGGTACACCGGCGAGCGTGTCCACCACTCGGTGTTTACATCATTGCGAGTATATTTCATCCGATTCGCAGGCGTCTCATAATACGGGTACTGCGTGCCCTCGCCCGGTGCACTGTGTTCCGCCGAGCCGGTGATCTCCACCTCTGAAGGAATGAACAGCTTGTCTGCCGTCGTTACGATCGTCTCGCTCCCCTGTCCGGCGCTGGTCAGCTTGGATACCTCGCGCACGGCTGCCTTGACTTCATCCGGCATCCCGTTCAAAAGTGTATTCATTGTGGTAGTACGAACAATAGAATCTTTCCAGCCACCAGCGTTGGAAGCGTCGTTGCTCATCTTGGTTGAGAGATTATAAACCTCATGCATCTGCAAAGTCAGCGGTGCAGTGCCGGAGCCGTCAGAATAGGTGTCGTGATTCTTGCCTATGATATTGATCTTGTACGATTCACCGATGCTCATCGTCTTCTGATCTCCAACAACCCATGTATCCGGGACGCTGTTGGTCTGGCATGCTTCGATGATTTCCGCCCAAGTGTTATCTGCGAAATTTGCTTTGTACTCTGTAGCTGCAGCACTTTGTCCTAGCTCAATTGCAGATATGAGGAACGTCTTTGCCGCAACGCCATTTGCACCAGAAATCACAGATGTCCCGTCACCATATGGAAGTTTGACCTGCATCGCTGCATTTTTTTCCTTGGAACCAAGCGAAGCAAAGAACGTATTGTTCAAGTACGTATTCAGATCGCTGGCTGCGTAGTTGTTTACATCCGTTCCATTCCAAGCGCGGTTCTCGTAAATGTCCTTCATCAGCAGCCACGTTCCGTTGCAGCTGGCGTCATACAGTGAACTGTTTTCCGGGATTCCCTGATTCACGACTATAAACTCGACTGGGGACCCATTCACATTGAGTTTTACGATGCTTCCCGTATCAAGACTGCCGATCTCTACTGCAGTGCTTTTCCACGTCGGATACAGTGTGATAGCCGCGTTTGCTGTGTACTGCGCTCCGAGTTCGTATGCTTTAGTTCCGCCATCGGAAGTTGCCCAACCATTCTGCTCGTAACCGCTCCGGGTAAACACAGCGCCTTTCAACGTCAAAGTCACATTTTCGATTTTTGTATCCGTCTGCACAGATCCTGTCCCATCTGTTCCGGGGCGGTACGTTACGGTGTACGTTGGCAATGCTACTGCAGTTGCTTTTGCCGTAAGGGTGATGTCGCTTGTCAGATTTGAGACGGTGTATGTCTGGTTGCTTGAAACCTTTGAATCGTTGGAATCATACCAGCCATCAAAGGAGACGGTATACCCAGTCGGAGATGCGAGCTGGCACGTCAGCCGAGAAGAGGTGTACGTATTCCCCAGATAGTCGATATATGGGAGGCCATGCCACTCACGGGAAACGCTTGATACGTAATCTCCTGCAATCGCCGTAATTGCGTAGACATACCATTCGGCAGTGAACGTATAGTCCTCTGTGATGTTTCCCAGAGCCTGACCGGGCTGCCGCCATACTTCTTGGCCTGAAGTAGCTCCGACGCCCATCCATCCGGCAAATGTGTATCCACTCCTTGTTGGGACGGTATCACTTATTATAATATAAATGCCGTCGACCGTCTGCTGCGGAGGCGCACCATATCCGCCGTTCGCGTCATAGGTGATTGTGTACGTCTCTACGGGTATATCAGCCCAAACGCAGTAAAAGTCGCGGTCTACGTTCACTGTGGTTGTCTGTCCGGGCTGCCACTGCGCGGTCGTTGCAGTGGCAGTACCGGCATATCCTGCGAATGTTTTTCCGGATGGAGCTGAGAACGGGCATTCTGGGATGGTATAAGTTGTACCGTAGCTGACGCTTTCTTCCTGCGAATCCCCACTTCCGTCATTTGCGTATATGCTTACATTGCACGGAAATTCAAAGGATTCTCTTTGCAGCTCAATAAATGTCGTGCCCTCATAGAGGCGTGCCGTAACCTGATATTGTCCTGGTTCGTAGTAGGATTTTCCGAAGTCGAACAAGTATACGCTCGACTCCGAATATCCAACCCATCCTTCACTGATATCGCTTCCGTTTGCGGTGAGCAGCCAATGCATTCTGTACGAACTGTTTTCAGCCCAGCTTACGTCAGCCGCCGTTACCCTGATGTTTCTTTGCGTCCGCGCCATAAAGCTTATCGAAAATGACATTCAAAGCACCCCCGTTTCGTTCAGTAAGGCCATGTGGTATCATACTTCGTTATGATGATCCTGTTATCATCCGCATCGCCGACTTCTACCCAAGGAACCTTGACCGTTTGTGCCTGCGTGAAAGAATTGTCAAGCATCGAATACTCAATCGGACCGCTGATTCTGATCTTCATGATGTCGCCTTTTCGGCTCTTCAGGAACAGTGTATTGCTGGTCGTAGAAAGCACCAATATTTCATTTCTAAGCTTTGCCGTATCGGAGTATTTCCCGTCAACAATTGCGCCGATCAGGCTTGTCAGGGTTCCGCTCTTATAGTTGAACGGTGCCATCTGAATGGTCGGGTACTGCGTGAAGTTCTGTATGATCTGCGGAGTATTATTGTTGCTGATGTCACCGGTCGTCAGGTTTTTCCCGAACGTAAATATCTGCTGCGGGTGATAGGCTCCATCTGTATCCTGCGTGCAGGAGAGGATCGACCAGTCCCATATGCATGTAGCAATCTGATTGCTTTCCAGCACGCCGGTAGCGCCAGAGCCGATTTCGTATGCATAGTACACATACGGGATACCTGTCGCAGCGCTTGCGTCGATCACGACATCACCATCTCCGACGGAAATATCATAGACATGCATCAGCTTGTCATCGTTTCCGGGTGAAGTTCGATAGATTGCGAAATCGGTCACGCCGGTGTTCCCGAATCCGCCTGCGTTCGTGCCAGAATCGAAATCCGCATAGAATAGCGCTTGGATATCTCTTGGATGGTACGAATAGTTGTATAGGATGGTTTCCTTCTGCGTCGCAGAAAGGTTCCCGTCAGACACAAACACATAGTCGCATTCTTGGAATCCATTCAGTACGATGCGGGTTATCTTGTCAAAGTTCACGCCTATGCTCGCTGACTTGATATCAATGATTCCGTCCGAATAGGCCGCAGCGCTGCTGTCACCCTCAAATGCGATGAGTTTATCTCCTGCGCATACGGTGAATGTTCCTCGATACGGAAAATAGACGTATTCCCAGTTAACGCCATCATTACTTATAATAGCTTCATTAAGTGCGCCAGAGGAGTACATGAGGAACTTACTCCGGTAAAACGTGATACGTGTATCAGTACCGATGTTCGTGCGTTCAGATGCTGTCCAGTTCTCGCCGTCTTCGCTTTGTATGGTAACTGCGTGGTAATAAGCATCTTGATAGAGGGAACCACCAGAAACGACGAAGCGCCCATTTCCATAAGTTCCGTCATGTATCTGTAGCCCCCAGTTTCGCATCAACGGGTTTTCCCATGAGAAATCGCTTGCGAACTTAAACGTCCAATTTATGAGATCCTTCGAGCGCGCAATTCTTGAAGCGTATCCTGTTGTATCGTCAAGCAGCACCACATATGTTCCGTTCGCAAAAATCATCCGGACACAAAGGCAGTTCTCTGCATCTATTGTCCCTTTATGCGTCCAAGTCTGGCCATCCGTACTTGTATAAATGTAGTTATTATTCCCGACTGCGCAGAACTTTGCCCCGTCATGAATGACACTTTCAAATCCGGTTTCTGTAACGTTCGTGGTAAATTGTTCCCACGTCACACCGTCAGTGGAACGCATTGCATAACCCGGATTCGAGTACTGGAACGCGTAGAACTTTCCGTTCGCATACAAGAGGTTCGAGTTGGAATAACTTCCCGGGTAATCTCCATACGAGTTCGATTGCAGCCACGTCTCTCCATCATCGCTATACAGTGCGCTACCGTAGGATGAAACTTCGACGTACCGTCCATTCCCGTAACAGACCTGTACGCCGGTGCTTCCGTTTACAGCAGCAGGCACACTTCCGTTATCCCATGTTAGATTTCCTTTGTCTACCGATACGTAGGCGGTTGTATCGTCCACAAGGATTGCCATTTCTTCGCTTTCTGGAATCTGTGTTGACAATATTGTCGTGTCATCGAACTGTAGGGAGATTGTTTTTGTGATCTCATTCGTAATAAGTGCGCCAGATGCGGACGACGGGATTATAGAGAACTTCCCGTTTCCAAAGCAAGCTGCGGCAAATGCAGCGCTTGAATTAAGATTCGCACTCCATGAGAATCCATCTTCCGATGTCCGGACGTCATTGTCACCGACGAGCATGAATATTCCGTTGCCATACGTGATAGCGTTCCAAACAGCGGTTGTGGGAAGCGTAAGCACATGCCATGTTCTCCCGTTATAGGAGTACAGTCCTGTGCTGCTTTCCTCATTGTCGTTGATTGCGATGAATACGCCGTTCCCATAGCATGCACTTTTAACGGTTGCCCTCGGCACGCTCATTGCACTCCAATTGGTGCCATCATACGAATATGCAATCTCATCTGCATTTGTTGCGATGTATACGCCATTGCCGTATGCGACGGAGTAATATCCAACGTTCGGCATATTGATGTCTTCCCACTCGTCGGTTCCATCTTTATACCTTGCAATCCCACTATTCAGGTACGTCACGAAGAATGAATCGTTTGCAAACGATATACGCCTGCACTGTTTTGTAAACGATTTCGCGTATGTCCAGTTTACACCGTCGTGGGAGTAAATCAGCGTTCCATCCGCTGCAACGGCGTAGAAAATTGCTTCGGAGTATAGCGTTGGGCCTTTGAAGCACACACTCCAGCCTGTATTAGGGGCAATCTCGTCATCAGAAATGGCCGTCCATGTAATACCATCTGCGGAATACGCCAGCCCCGCAGAGCATGCCATGACATATTTGCCAACTCCATAGCAAACAGACGGGGATTCGACGTTGGAAAATGGAAGGTTATTTGCCGAGGTGAATGCAATGTCGTTCGATTCTGACTTGACAGTTATTTCAGAATAGCTCTGACCGTCTCCAATCACTTCTGCAAACGGCCCAATCGCATTCATTTTTCCCTTCCACACAAAGTTGAATGGTGCTTCGAGTGACATCTTTACGCCATTTACAGCTGCCCACTTCGCAATAGTGCCGTTTTGCAGTCTGGCAATGCTGTTTGCAATATCGTAGTTCCCCTCAATTTCAGCCGGTATGTCCTTGGCCGTTGGGAGAGCAAGCTTTACGCCGTTACCTCTGATGCTTTGGCATGCAAGAAATTCTCCAGGAAGTTCGGATGTTTCATAGGAGACAAGAAATCCGACCCAGTTGCTTGCCGCTTCAACTCCATTTTCTGTTTGAATGGTGCACCGAATATAGTACACGTGCCCATCCGCGAATCCATCATACGCATACTGTAGCTGTGATGTGCCGTAAATTTTCCCGGTATCATCAACGGTGTCTCCTTCGTTTTCGTTTTCCAGTTCCCATCGGACCCAGTTCAATGCATCGCTTTGCGCTTGCGTATAGGTCGCGTAAAACGTATAGCTTCTCTGTTTCAGTGGGGTTGGAACAACATCGACCGCAATGGACGGCGTGGCGCGCGTGATGAACGCACTCGGAGATGTTTGGTCGACAAACTCTCCGATGCCCCACCACTGCTTGATTTTAATCTTATAGTTCTCACCGTTCACGATGCCAGCTGTTGCAAGAGCAGCCGCAGAAATCGTATAGCTGAAGAAATGGACATTTCCAGCATAGTCCGTTCCGTAGAACGGGCATCCCTTGGATTGTATTCCGGTCGAGTATACCTGCGTAGAATCGGTGTCGTTCTTATAAATGGTAATGGAGAACATTTGAAGTGCGGAGTTACCGTTTACTTGCCAGCTCACAGTCAGATTGTTGTTGGCATCCACAACGCCGTTCCCGAGTGCGCCGGTCAGACTAGGGTATACGTTTGTCGGCTGATAAAGCATAATCTTTCCTCCGTTCCGTTTTAACTGAAGTTTCCAAGTCCAAATGCGAGATCTGCGAACCTCTTGACGCTTGTGTCGCATGCTTGCCGCTCGCCGATCGTTACATTGCCGAACTGATACAGGTTGCCATTGTGTTGCGTGCCGATACTGTGGTTGTCGTAGGAAGCGTTGGAGACCGATTCAGCGCCGATCCCGCGCTCAGACAGCATCCATCTCAACGCATCCATATTTCGGTCGAAATTCGCGTCTCCAACCGGTGACAGCAGCCGCTTCTTGAGCAGCGCCGTTACGTCCGGTGGCGTGATTCCTTCATCCTGCATAGTGGCCTTGATGCCACCCATCCCGTGAAGGATGCCGCCCCTGTCGTAGACCGTATAGCCGATACCGTACTTGTCAGTAATGGACGTTGTTCCGTCCGCATTCTTGACCCAGTACGAACCGTCACCGCCACGCATCGTTGCGCCGGCAGGTTCATTGTTCAGGAAGTTCAGACCTGCTGCGCTGGATATCGTGTAGTCATCACCGTTACCATCGTTTCTGATCGCCCGAACAGTCCCGCTGTACTTTTGTCCGCCAGATGAGCCGCTGTTGGAATTTCCAGAGTTTCCGTCCGGATATACAGTGTAAGAAATGCCGTCCTTATCAACGATTGTGACTGTTCCGTCAGCATTTTTTGTCCATGTGGAGCCATCGCCGCCGGTCATGGTGGAGCCAGCAGGCTTATTGTCGATAAAGTCCAGTCCCTTATCACTTCCAATTTCATACCTGTCACCGTTCGCGGATACACCATACAATTTCTTTGCCGTATCCTTCACCGCGTCGGACAGTTCCGCGACATCGAAACCGAACTGGCGGAAAAGCTCTGCGTTCTCAAGGATGATCTGCTTGAGTTCCGGTGTGGCGTTTTTCCAGATATCCTGAAGGATTTCGCCAATGCCGCGTGTTTTTTCCTTGAGGGACTTCAGGAAGTTGTTGTAGTTCTTTTCAAGCGCGTCGTACTGATCGTTGATTGCGTCTTTCTTTGCCTGCAGTTCAGCCAGTGCCGCTTCATAGGCCATGTCCGCCTTGAAGTCCTCAAGGTCTTTCTGCGCATCATCCAAGGCTTCCTGTGCACTGTCGACCTCTTTCTGGTCGGCCACCCACTCCCATTGGCCGGTGCGGGCATTATACTGCCGGATTGTGCGCTCGTTCTGTGCGTTGGCAAGCTTGGCCTGCGCTTCCTGTACTGCGAGGATTTTTTCCTCAAGCTCAAGCTGCTCGTCGCGGGTTTCCTTCTGCTGTTTCAGCGCGTCGATCTGCTCATCGATGGCGTCGAGTTCATTCTGCCGCTGGTCAGAAAGGTCAGAAAGCTTATCTGACATAACGCTCTGAAGCTCACTCAGAAGGTCGTCTGTGCTCTTGAGCGTGCCGTTGATCTTCTCCTGCCACTCCCACCATTCTGCGGAGAGCGCGTTGATATCTGCCTGACTGCCGCCGATGGAGCGCAGATACTGTGCCTGCGCATGAAGCGCCTGCTGGATCTGCTTCATCTTGGCCTTCTGTGCGTCCTCGCTGGCTCCCTGTTTTTCCATCAGGGTCAGCTCGGATTTCAGAAGCTCGACCTTCTGTTTGTGTGCGTCAAGGTTTGCGTCGGAGGAGCTGCCGTCGGAAGACGTGTTTGTCTCTGGAATGTTCGAAGCAAGGGAGTTCCAGTAGTCAATCAGTGCCTGATCGTTGTTTTTGGCTTTCGCAGTTTGGTCGTTGATATATCTCTGCGCTTCGGAAAGCGACATGCCGTATTTCTTCTGAGCTTCTTCTACGGTCATGCCTGCATCCCGGCCGATGTTGTTCAAGCTAATGCCGTCAACGACAGACTGCAAAACGCCAAATTGTAAAATGAGAGCCTGCAGCGCCGCGATTTTGTCATTAACAGAAAGACCTGTATTATTAAATATAATCAGGCTCGCAACAACATCTCCGATTGCATCATCCGTTACGCCGGACTGCTTTGCTGCATTTTTAAGGCCAGTGACGAAGCTATCCATAGCTCCACTGGACTTCTTCGTGACGCCGATTAGGTCGTTCGTCGCGTCAACATCGTCCAAAATTGTGTCTACGAGGTCACGCAGCTTTTTCTCCGAAACATCAAGTTTGCCGTTTTCATCCGTCAGCGCATTTACATACTGGTCACTCATGGAGATAAGTGACTTCATTGTAGATGCAGAGACGCGGCCGTTCTGCTGGTACTCAGCAAGCGCCTGCGACGCAGTTGTCAGGTCGCTTTCCTGCTGCTTCAGCGTTTTCGCGTACTCTTGGAGTGTTTCGACTGTTGTCTTTTCAGTGTCTGCCGCATTGTTCAGCGCATCTGTGTAGTCGTTGACAGTTCCCTCGGATTTCAGGTAGCTATCAAGTGTTCCGTCCAGAGCTGCTTTGTGAGCACCTTCAAGGTATGTTTGATCTTCGATTGCAGCGTTGTACTCATCAAGAAGGGGCTTTAATTTGGACATTCGAGACGTAATGTTCTCGTATGCTTTTCCAGAACTAACGCCGTTGTCAAGCATCTCATTGCGCTTTGAGACAAGCCTGTCATATTCTTTTTGAGCTTCAGCAGCAGCTTTTTCCGGCCCTCCATACAGCGCTGCACTGTATCCGCTCCCCTCTAAGAGGTTTTTTCTGGCTGCAGCAGTTGCGGATTTTGCGTCATACAACGCACTTTCGATTTTTGCTGCCGTGGCTTCCTTATAGGCTCCGGTTAACCCGCCGAGTTCTTTCTTGAGGTCGTATACGCTGCTCTTCTCGATTCCGAGCTTGTCAATCAGTTTATCGGACGCATCAATGAACTCGGTTTTAGACCCTGTTCCGTCCTCGACTGCTTTTCTAAGATCTTCGTAGTTCTGATATAGAGATACGATTTCTTTCGCTTCCGTGGTAGAAGCTTCTCCTGCGTCGATGGCCGCTTGCCTTGATTCTTCGATAGACGCTTTAATTTTGTTATACGCAATTACAAGCCCAGATATTGCCACAACAACTGCGCCTACAAGAAGCTGTGTACTTGTGAGCGAGATGTTGAGCGCTTTCATGCCGGCATCGAATCCAGCTGCTCCGCCCTTCGCACTGCTGAACAGCATAGGAAGCGCCCCAATAACGCTTCCAAGAGTTTTGAAGCTGCTTACGATATTGTTCCATTTGAATGCGACAAGAACGCCGCCGAAAATAGTGACAGCTGTTCCAAGACTTCCGAATCCTTCAATCAGCCATGTAAGTGTATCAAGTAGTCCTTTCGCCCAGTCGGTGTCAACCGTGTCTGCAATAAACTTCGTCCATGTATTGTTGAGAATTTTTGCCTTGGCATCCCAGCTCGTCAGCATGATGTCAACTTCTTTGTCGGCGCTGCCAGCAGAGTTTGCTACCTTATTCAGCATCTCGGCGTACATATCGTAGTTCTTGATAAGCGCATCAAGCTGATTGGTTCGGAGCTTGCCGCCAAGTTTGGATTCTAGGTCAGCCAGTTCCGCTTGGTTCAGAAGACCGTCCTTATAGGCTTGGGAAAGGCTCGCAATCGCTTTCATTGGATCTACGAGCTTTCCTGATTCCTGCGCAGCCCTCATTGCATCCTCGGCGTAAATCCAGAGAGCGTCGTTAAGGCTGTTGATTTCTTCCTTCGTCCAAGAAACGCCGTCTTCAATTTCTGTTTCTGTATCTCCGATAATGTTCAGGATCAGGGCGCGGAGAGCGGTTGCTGCCTTTGTACCGGATTCCTGCGTGACAGCCGTGATTGTGCCAAGTGCCGCCATCAGTTCATCAACGGACATGTTCGCCATCGATGCGACATTTGCAACAATCGGGAAGCCTTCGGCCATCTTCTGAATAGATGTGGCGTAATTGTTTTCGATCTCGTTTGCCTTGTCGAGGACGGTATTGAGTTCATCGACGTTGCCCTTCATCTGGAACGCCGCATCAGCGGAAAGGATAAACTGGTTCGCAATATCGGAAGTCACATCGCCGACGAGCTGTGTCTTCGTTGCAAGCTCTGCCATGTCTTCCGACATATCCTTATAACCGGCCTTTGCGAACGTACCGACAGATTCCAGATAGTCCGTGACTGCGACGCCATACTTGGAAGCAGCTTCATACGCCGAATCGCCCAGTTTCTCCATTTCGGCAGCGGTGTTGCCAGTGACCTTTTGGATGGCCGTCATTTCAGTGTCGACCTGCTTCATCGTGTCGATAGCTTCAGTAAACGACCGCTTTACCTTTGCAACAGCCGCATTCACGACCTGCCAGACGGTGATTTTTCCGACGATATGGCTGAACGTATCACCAAGGACGTTGGTGGAGTTCGTGAGCTTATCCGTCTCGTTGCGTGTCTCTGCGTAGTTCGCCCGAAGGTTTTTCAACGAACCAGAAGCATCCTTTACGCCAGCGATAAATTCCTGATCGCTGATGGTTCCACTTTTCCAACTGTTATACAGTTCTTCCAGCGCGGCACTTGCCTGTCGCGCATCCGACTGAATAGTATCAAAAGTGCCCGCAGGGTATTTATCCGCTGCGGAAGTCATCTGTAATCCGAGATCGGCGAAGCCTTTGCGAAGCGTATCGACCTTGGATGCCGCATTCTGTGCCGCTTGCGCCTGCTGCTGCGCGGAAGCGGTGGACTTTCCGGAAGCGTCTGCCCACGCCTGTTCAAAAACCCTTGCACTATCTGCTGCGCTCTTAGTGGCGTTGCTTACACCGGTCAGTGCCTCGATTTGCTGCTGCATCGGCGTGGGGTTATAGACAGATGCAGCTTTCTGTGCTGCCTGTTCTTCTGTGAGTAGGTATGCTCTCGCCTGATCTGCTGCTTTTTGATTTTGTTCAGCGGCCTTTTGTGCCGCTTTTGCCATCGCATCGTAGTTGGTAGTTGTTTTTGTCTGAGCCGTCGTGTACTCCTGAGTTTCCTTATCAAGAGTCCGAATAATTTCAGTTGTGCGGCCAAGGCCTTCGTTGACGGTTTCAATCGTTCTGGTCGGTGCGCCATCTGCTGCGCCAGCCCAAACCTTTGTAAACTTTCCGCTCAGACCATCTACATTCTGCGTAATAGCCTGCACAGAGGTGTTGAACCGATTGATTGCTTCCAGCCCGGAGGAATCAACAGTGAGTTTCAGTTTCTGATCCTTCAGGCCGTTTACATCCTTCACCAGCGAATCAAGCTGCGTGCGGATAACCTCTACCTGAAGTTGAACCTTTTCAAAATCTGCCATTCAATCTTCCTCCTATCACTTAGGGTCGAATCCGTCTCTTTTGAGCTGGTACCGAAGGGCATCCGAGAACATACCCTCACGCATTACCATGCTCTGAGCCTCTTTGTGGAATGGGCGCGGCTGCTTTGTTTTGTAAATCGTCGACTTTTTCCACTGATATCCCTTGCCGCTTTCTACAACCGGCGCAATCAAACGTCCAGTATCATCGTCACGGCTCATATTCTGGACTTCCAGCGTCATGGTCGACGGGTCATACTTCGACTCCATAACGTTCCAGTCCTGAAGGCCACCGGTCTTGCCTACCTCGTCGCGGCGTATGTACGGAAGATAATCCCCGCGCTCGTAGGCGTCGTAGACTTCTGTCTGAACGGCTTCTGTAATAGCCGCTTTTACGCTGTCGGTCACAGGACCTTCCATTGCTCTGTGAATGGACTGGTCAAGCGCGGCGTTGAATTTAATCACGAAATCTTCAATCGACATATCTGCCTCCTGAATGCGAAAAATGCGCAAGCCTACCAACATCTCGCTTGCACTGAATATTGATCGGTTTGCGCATTTCCCGGAGAGGATTTCTCCCCTCCGGGTAGCAGGTTATTTAGGCCGAAGTGACCTCGACCTCGCAGGTGTCCTTGAACGTGGACTCGCCTGCGGTATAGCTGACCTCAACCGTGAAGTCACCGGCAGTAGCGCCGGCCGTGATAAGGCCAGTGTTTGCACCAACGGTCGTGCCCTCGGGAGCGCCAGTCGCAGTGTAGGTGAAGGTATTCGCGTCACCCTTGACCAGCTCGCCATTCTTCATGGCGATACGCGGCTGCATCTGATAGGTGGAGGACGCCTTGAGAGAAATGCCGCCGATGCTGGCAACGACACCCTCGATTTCCTCAACACCAGAGCCGCACGGCTGGTAGATGTAGTACGCAAGGTCGCTGCCTGCGCCGGTGCATTCATCGCAGCCGTCAGTGATGACATCCGGGTCATACGCGATTGCCTGACCAGACAGGGACGTAGTATCGTTGCTGGTCTGGTCGCCAGTGACGCCGCCGTTCGCGCCGAACTTCAGAGACGGGATGATGATGTACAGCGTACCAACGCGAGTGCCCTCGTTCTGTGCGGAGCCGGAAGCAGTGGAGAAGACCGCAACCGTTGCGATGAAGTGAACGACCTTCGGGTCCATTGCCGTGGTGATGGTTGCGATCTGTGCAGTGGCCTTGTTGACGAAGTAGAAGACCTTGTAGGTCTTGCCGGACGTCGCGGTAAATCCAGTGACTGCACCGGTAGTCGGGTTCAGGTCGTAAGATACGCCGCCGGTCGCAATCGGAGAAGCAGCACCGACTTCTTGTACATAGCAGAAGATCTTGGAGAAGCCCTTCTGCGCGACAGGCGTACCCTCGGTGATGTCGATGGAAAGCAATGTGCCATCAGCGGTAACGGTCTGGCAAACCATAACTGGCGCGTTGTGGCGGAGCATTGCGCCCATCTGCGCGGCCTTTGCCCACAGGTTGAAGTCAGCCGCCGTGAACTCTACGTTGACGGAAGCGTCGGAAGGAAGCGTAGTCGCGATAGCGTTGCCAAGACCGGCGCGGATTTCACCGATGGTGACGCTCGGCGTCACGTTACCGGTCTGGAACTTGTTGGAGAAGTACAGAATCTGGCCGGTAGTCTTATCGGTGCAGATTGCTTCGCCGATGCCTTTTGCATAAAGACGGGAATCAGTAAAACGAATCATTCTTTTGTCACTCCTTTGCGTGTTTCAGAAAGATGTTTGTGTGTTAGGTTGTTTTGTTTCCTGCATTCTGGACAGCCCGCATACCGGCTCCGCCAGCGAACGTAGACATATCGATCAGCCCGCCGCAGTAGTCGATCTCGCGGTCATACAGAGGGCTGGGGTACGGGTTTCCATGCTTCCACTTGCCGCCCTGCGACTCCGCGAAACTGCATGTGACGAACCCGACGAGCCGCTGAACTGCGTCACGCCTGCGCAGAAGCTTCAGAATCGGCCATTCTTCCATCTCCGATTCGTCTGCACCGGAAACCGTTGCAATCGTGGCTTTCAGTGCCAAGACGTCATATTGCAGATTCGGCGCGTTCATTTCCGCAAGGTCGCGTTCCGCCTGCACCAACTCAGGGTTGGCATTCTCAGATAGCAGCTCAATGCCGTTCTGAGCCGCCAAAATCGGTCGCAGACGCTGGAACCGCATGGGGGTGATTTTTTTGACTTCCCCACCCACGAAAATGAGCACACTTTTCAGCCGCATCGGATTGTTCTCATCCGGTTCGATGTCTACAAGCTCCATCCGTTTCTCGGCTGAAAGGCCATCGCCTGCGCGGAGCGCAAGCAGCAGGAACAGGATGCTCTTATAGAAGCTTCCACTTCCGGGCTGTCCGCTTGCCGCCGCGTCAAGCTCCATCTGGTAGTACGCCTGCAAAAGCGGCTTAGACAGCATCGCCACAGGGAGACTCTGCTGCATAAACTCGATTGCCGGTCGCGCGATGGTGAACTCAATGATGTCCTTGACGCGGATTGGATATAGTGTCAGGCCTTCGGTTTCAATCGGTTCGAATCGCCGAATGGCTCTTGCCACTTCAGGAGAAAGGTCTTGCATTTTTATTTCCTCGCCTTTCTGTTTGCTGTATTGAACACAAAAGGAGCCGCAAACGCAGTTCTCCTGCGTTCACAGCTCCATTAGCTCTTCTGTGCCGCCATTTCGGCACAGGTTAGACAATATTAGGTTTGTCAGTCACTGGGCATGTCCATTTCGGAATCGCACCACTCTACGCTCATGTGGGGAAGCCGAAGGACATGGTTGCCATAGTCAAAACCACTCTTGCTCCCGTTGTCTGCATGCGCATACCGGTCAAAGTCGATGACACCGATGCCCGTGATGTTTACGCCATGCAGCGCTTCAATGATGCACTGCTCGATGTTATAGGCTCTGGAATATGCGTCCGTCCGCGTTGTGTTCTCCATGTTGACGTTCACAAGGATCTCGAACTGAAGTCCAAGCACTGTATGGAAGTTGTCCTTCGCGATGGTTCGGCCGAGATAAAGTTTCAGCGTCGTATCAGCTTCCGTATCGCTCTGCCCCCAGACGCGCTGTGGGTAGATTCTGTAGCCTTTTGGATGCCGTGCCTTTTCCTCTTGCGTGTTGAGGACGGGGTTATCACCATCAAACAGCATGGACAGCTTCTCAGTCGGCGTGGGCAGTGGATTTGCCAGTGGCCTTGCACCGTCATACCACAGATACTTCATCAGGCGCACACGGGCGCGGTCGTTATCGTCTATCGGCGTGTATCCCGGCAGGGGCAAATCCATCAGGTACTTTAAGATCTTGATAGGGATTTCCTCTGTGCCGCGCAGCCGCGTAAATCCAGACTGGATTCTGTCATACGGATAAGTGTCCGAGTTGACCGATACCGCCATTTCAGCCTTCCTCCGCCTGCTTCTGCCGAGAATCCATGTAGTCGGCGAATGCCTTCTGCGCGTCCTTCAGTTCGTTCAGAGCGCCGCTGACAGCCTCCGGCGTGGTCTGCTGCTGCAGTGCCATGATGATGCGCGTGACCGGTTCATTCATGACCTGCGTCAAACCGTAAACTTCGGTGTTCAGCCGTTTTTCGAGGTCTCGCATGTCTGCGATCACGTCAAACGCCTTATCACGTACCTCGCCGTCATAGCGTTTCAGCCGCTCGATCTGGTTCATGATGTGGCTTGCGGCGAATCGGTCATAGTCCGATTCTGTCATAAGCCACTGGTTTTTCTCGGTCTCATATGGCTCGCTGAGATAGAGCTTCGCATATGCCGACATGAGGACGCAGCTCTTGATCGCAGTGTTTTCCTTGTAGAGCGGCGGCATCGGCATGCTGTCCAGCCCCCCGTCGATTTTCAGCTCCACACGGTCAAAGCAGAGGTCTGCCGCTTCCTTGACGAACTCCATTTTCTCACGCAGCGTCACATAGTCCGGCATCTGCATGAGTTTTTCTTTCGTGACAACGATCTTCTCCATACTTTCACAACTCCTTTCGGCTGTATGGCTTTATTGATTGTATGCTAGGTTTTGATATTGCAGTGTGAAGCCCCGTCTGAAGCTTCCCACTTTTTTGTCCTGCTGCACAAATACTGATGCGCACACCAGTCATGCCTTTCACCGTTTTCTTTCAAGCGTCGGCAATGCAGGCTCGCGTCTCCGTTTTTCCGGTATGCATATTCGCAATAAGCTTTCAAACCGCCGCCTCCGTAAAATACTGTCCGATCAGTTCGTGCGGCAAATACTGCAGTGTAATCTTGCTGCCAGCAGTTGCGCCAGTACGCTCGCAGAGGTACAGTTTGCTGTCTTCCGGGTCTGTGTAGTACAGACCGTATGTATATTCCATGCCACGAGATGCCGGTATCGGATCTTCCTTCGTGCCTGCGTGGGTTTCGTCAATGACGGTGAACAGTGCAGGCGTCTTGTCCGGCTCCCAGCCGAGCTGCGTAGTGTGCCCCTGTCCCTCATTTACGCGATAAAGCTTGTCCACGCCATCGACGGCAAAAACAAGTCGGTCACCGGGTTCGACTACCATATCTGGTGCCCAACGGGCGTACAGTTCCTTCGCCTTCAGCGCATCTTCGTCGCTCAGACTGGCAGATGCTTTGACGATAAACGGGCGCAGCGCCCTCGCTCTTTCCGTGTAAGTAGCCATCATTCCGCCTCCCCAAGAAGAATCTTTGCCGCCTGCTCCGCGTCTGCGGAGGTTTCGCGCAGGATCTCGACCTCGGTCTTTTTACCCATCTTGCAGGTACATGTGCGGTTGCGGTTGTCCGTGATCGAACCTGCAACGCAGAAATCAGAGTTATCAAATTCCTGCACCTGCTCAGTGGTTTCGCCTGTTGGGTTTCCACTCTCGTCGTAAACTGGCACAGTATCGCGCTGCACAATCGACCAACTCAGGCCGTCGACAAAGAGTTGCGCGGCCTCTGCATATGTAATTTCGAGCGTGACCGCCTTGGATTCGCGGTTATCCCATTCGCGGTCGGTTATTTTACCGGCGATACTTGCCGAGTATTCAGTGTTATTTACTTTGAAATAGATCATTTTTTTGCCTCCTTATGTTGTAACGTCAATTTCTCCATGTTGCTGCCTATTTGCTCCTCCCACTATTCCGACAACAGTTGCGTCAGATTCAGGCGTAAAATCATAGTAATAACTATATTGGCCGAGACTATACGGCGGTGGCCCTTGAAAGCTCGAGGTCTCGACCTCCGTTCCGTTTACTCTAACGGCAACTTCAGTCCTACCATCGCGCAGTGGAGCGTTAACTACACATCGCACAGAATCGCCGGGTGTAACGTAAAGAACCGTATCGTTGCTATAGAGCGTGTCATTGTATATGACATAGGTATAGTTGCTCAGTGTCACCGTGACAACATACGCTTTCGGCGTAAATACAATATCATAGCCAGTGCCGCTGACAAGCACTCGCCCACTGATGATGTCGTACCCTGTGCTGCCAATAAGCGCCTTCCCTCGCTTGATGGAATAACCAGTACCGTCTATTAAAGTTTTATGATTAACATCAATTACTGGATCTGGGGTACTTTGCTTTACACCATTACGTTGCAGCCAGCTCAGAAGTGTTCCGGACGGTGATTCGTCAAATACAATTGTTCGATATACCTCATTATCCCAACCATACTTAGTGTATGCTCTTTGCCCACCGTCAGTACTAGCATAATAAAGATATTTTACAACCTCCGTAGTGGTTGAAATGCCGGCATAAGCATTTCCATTGCAAGTAAACTTAGCTATATATTTGGCATTACCAGTAAGATTAAGACTTTTATTTAATATCCATGTTTCAGCCATGCTATCACCTCACTCATCACTCGTATTGCCAGGCAATGCAGCCGTTCGCAGATGGAGTAGCCTCATAACCGTACAATGCCTCTCCTCTAGCCATATATGATGTATAACTAGTGTTTGGTTCATCGACCGCGCTAGTGCGGTTAATATATGCCTGAATATTGCCTGTAGTTGCCGCACCTACATCACTCGCCTCCAAAACTACATTACCAGTTTCGCCATTAACGCTGGTGACTGGGGCAAATGTAATGAACCCGCTATCGTTCTCAAGCTCACTAGTTTTGGTAGGAACAGCTGCAATTGTAATATAGCCACTGTCATTTTCGAGCTGACTTACTTTTACCGGGATGAGCTTGTATACATTGTTCAGCGCCTTGGGAGTAACAGCCTTGTCCGTATCCGTCCTCGTGTAGGAATCTACAAGATACGTGACGCCTCTTGCTCCTGTGCTGGCGCTTGGCAAATCAGCCCATGTGCCGTCGCCCTTTAGAAATCTTGCTTGTGCTCCTGCTGTCGGTGCGGGAACGATGCCAGCCGAACCTGTGGTTGTTGCATCCGCACCAGTAAAAACATCTGGCTCAGTACTTGGTGCAGTCCAGAGCTTACCGTCCGCATCGACACCAACTGTTTGCGTTTGCTCATCTGTCTTGGCATCAGGATGATTGATTGCATCCCATACCGCCTTTGATGATGGATAAGTTATATCGCTGGTTTTATTCGTCTCAAGGTTAGTGATTAGGGCGGATTCCTGTATCTTGACAGTTAGTAAAGATGCAGTGCCTGTGGCCGTAACTTGCATAGTATAAACATTTGTACCTAATATCCGTGCAAACCTTACAATCTGAACGTTGCCACCCGCTAAAAAATATACGGCGTTGTTAAGTGTTGCAACTACGATTTTTCCAGCATTCGAAGCCGCAAGTAATTCTGTCGGTGTTTTGTCCGCAGTGTAGATTGTGCCGGATGCGGTCACTGTGCAGATATAAATGTCAGATTCGGCCAGATAATCCGTGCCCGGCACTGCTGCTTCTACGCCACCATCGCCAGTCCCCTTGAGGATTCCGGCTACATCGATTTTTGCCTGCTTGTCATCCACGTCCTGCTTGCGCGGGACGGATAAATTTTCATCGTATCGACTTAAATTCTTCATAGTTCCTCCAAGTTAGCCTCCCACGGTATTTCACGCGGGAGGCATTGCTTCATCAGCCGATAGCTACCGCACGATACGTGCCCGCAGTAAGCGAAGTGACCGCCGTATCGGTCTGGTTAATGATGATGGAAATGCTGCTATCAGAGTTGACCTGAACATCGGCCAGAACCATAGCGTTCGTAGCAACTTCATAGACCTGAACCAGCATCGGAGTCGCTGGGCCATTCGACTGTGCGGCAATTGCCCACGTGAATGCGCCGCCGCTTGCCGTGATGGCCGGGTTGGTGATGGTGTACTTGTGCAGCTTTTCAGGAGCTTCCTGCCAAGTGGGAGCTTGACCCTCGCCGTTGGAAATCAGCACTTGACCGGCAGTACCGGCATCGATCGGTGCAAAGAACGACGGGTTCGCAGTCTCCGTGCCGTTGAGCGTAATGGTGTTGTTCGTCGCGCCCTCTGCGATATCGTCGAGCTTGGACTTGTCGGTCTTGCTGAACTGCGTGTAGGTCGTGCCCTCGCCGATATCATCCTGTGTCAGAACAACAACGCCGGTCTTACCGTTGACAGAGTTCACGTCAGACGGGTTGCAGAGAACATAGGTCGTGCCGCCCCAACGGTACTGCTTGTTCTGGTATGCCCCTTCCGTCATGATGACGTAGATCTTTCCAGTTTCCGGAGTCAGTGCCGCACCATCGGCGGTCGTGGACAGCCAATCAGCCGCAAGAGGAGTTTCGCCGACAATATACGCTTCCACAACGTCATCGACGTAGCTGGGCAGCTGTGCGGCGGGAACGAGGCCGTCTTCGCCAAGCGTCGCAACGCCATTTGCCTTGCCCTTTTCGGATGCAGGAATCTTGGAATCGAGCTGTTCCTGCACGTCGGAGGTCAAACCGGCAATGTACTGTGCGCCGACAATTTCTACAACTTCTGCCGCCGTGATGTGGCCAGCCTTGTCAACCGTGATAGAAACCGTGTGGGTCGCATCACCGTAATTACCGGCGGTAGCGCCAGAGAACGCATGGCCGAGCGTGATAATCTTGGTCGTGTCATCGGCATTGACGTGAACCCACTTGTCACCGGACGCGACCGTAAACGTGTCGGTCTTGCTGGTAGCGGAAACCGTGGCGCTATCAGTCTGTCCCGCAACTTCGGTCGTGTCATTCGTGCTCTGAACGGGGATAGTGATGTTAGAAAATGCGTTCTGGTTGACTTCACCGCCACCGGCGACCGCATTTTTAACGGCGGTGTCGAGGGCTGCAATTGCTTTCTGGATGGTATCGCCAGCTGCAACATAGCCGTCCTCAATCGGCGTATAGTCCGTCAGGGTCAGTTCAACGACCTTTTTGGTGGTAACATTGCCTTCCGCATCGAGGCCAACGATAACCGCGCCAGTGCCGCCTTCCTGCTCGTAGACAACACCTACGGGTCCCCACTTCGTGCCATCATATCTGTAGATGACCTTGTCTTGGGAGTTCGTATAGATCTGACCAAGTTTAGGGTTCGCGGGCGCAGTAGCCAGCGGCTGGATTACTGCATTTTGGAGTTCGTTTTTGTTGAGGTCGAGGTTCGTAAGTACGTTTCTGCTCATGAGTAATTTCTCCTTCTCATAAATTTAGTTGAGATATGCTTTTCCGGAAAACGGCGCGGTAAACAGTATCACAATGTTGTTTTGATCTGTATACTGCACGTCTCCTACTACTTCTGTTCCTGCGCTGTCCACGATAGATACGGACGGGTATTTGTCCAAATTGTGTTGAATTTCCCATTTTGCAGCCGCTACGCTTTGCGTAAACACAAAACTTTTATCTGAACCGCCTGATGCATCCGAGCCAATGTACTTCAAAGTCTTATTTGGCTGGATTACGTAGAGGTCTGCCGTTGTATCTGTCAGAACGTGAAGCACTTGACAGTAGTAGTATACAGTGTTTGTGGAACCCGGAGGCCCAGCCATGGCGGCAGCTGCCTCTGCTTCTTCGAGGGAGTTGAAGTAGGCATTGTACTCTGCTGGTATCGCTGACGTCATCGCAAACGATACGCTCATGTTTGTTTTCGGTATACTGGTAATCGCCATCTACACTCCTCCTTCCGCTCAGATTGTGACTGTGTACGTGTCATTCACATCGTTTGGGTTTGCGAAGTCTTGCGTATAAACCTTGTACGGAATTGCAAGATACGAGGATGCGCCTTCAACATCGACCGTTGACTGTACGAACGCTGACGTGATATCGGCGTTCATTCCGTTCACGTCCTTGACACTCGTTAAATCGCGCAGCGTCGCGGGGTAAGCGATAATGACGCGCAGTGCACCTACAGGTACATTTACGGTGAATGTGGAGCCATTTGTATATGCCCGGTTGGACTTCTGCGCAAGTCCGCGAATAATGGCGCTGTCCGTTGTTGCTTCCTTGTCGGTCGTTGTGCCGTAGAATGAATTTCTATATCCGGTAATCGCCGAGCTGGTCGCCGTCTTGCTGCCGCCTTTGATTTGACCTTCGGCATATTCTGCGCCAAGCGCAGTCAGCGGAATTGCGCCGTCCGTGTATGTGCCCTTCACTGTTACCCGGTAATTGGCTCCATCCGCAACCACATAGTTCGCAAATGTTCCGCTTTGAGTATCTAGTGTCTCATCCGTAACGTTGTTTGTGGACTTCCACGCGCTTACTGTGATGCCAGTATCAGGCCCGTATGAGTAATTTCCGGGGTTAAATGTACCGGCGTATGTGACCGTAACAGGAGTTCCAACCTCGTAGGCTTTTCCGGGAGTGAAGGTAATGCCTATCGTTGGCTGTGTGATCGTTGGATTTTTGTCCTGTGAGAATGCGTTTAAGATAACCGCCTGTACGCTCTTTTCTTCTGCCGGCACAGTTACTTTGCCGTTCACCGGCGTATAGCGTCCGAACTGTTCCGTAAGTATAAGGTCTTTCGTAAAAAGGACTTCGTCCGCAGTTGGTGTAGCAGTAGCGCCTCCGCTTCCCGGTTTGTACCAGAGCGTACCGTTCTCGTCGATACCGACCTGTTCAGTCATCTCGTCGGCCTTCGGAATCGCTTTTACGCCGCCAAGGGCTTCTTCACTAGCGGTTGGAAGTTCATACGGTTCCGGTTTGTCGGTCAAACTGTTGTACGAGCCGTCGAAGTCAGACGTTCCAGCTCCGATGTTTTCTCTCGCCTGTAATTTCTGTTCAGCGGTCAAATCCTGTGCCTGATCGTACAGAACTGCGCCCGTTCCAGCTTTATCCGCCCCGATGTTCTTCCGTGCTTGTTCTTTCTGTTCCTCTGTAAGTTCCTGCGGCGTATCGTATCGCACTGCGCCGTTGAGTGTAACTTCAACCCCGGCCGCATTGATGCGAATGAAGATCATTCCGGTTGCGCCTGAATTTTTGGTGGAGTTCTTGCTTATTGTGCTGCCTTTTTTTCCGTCAGTTCCGACAATGCCGAGGCTCAGAGCTTTTGTAACATCAATGGCATCACCGGCTCCACCGAAGATGCTTCCGTCCGAAAACTCAACTCTTGCCTGTGGCTCTACGAACCCACGCATCGCAAAGGTCTGTTTCTGCGCAAGCGGCATGAGCCACTTCCCGTTTTCATATGTAACGTCTCCGGGATATTGCCGTGAAAAGCTGCCAAGGTTCAGAATTACAGTATTCACCACATCGGGCGTGATAAGCGTGCCATCCAGTGCTTGCAGCACAAACGGGATTGCGTACTTGTCACCTTGCATTATAGAAGTCGCCATCAAATACCCTCCAGCTCAATATCGGCACTTACGCGAAGATCTCCATACGCGGCTGTAACAGTCAGGGGAAGCGTATTACCGCGCCAGCACGTAACCGTCACAGCATTTCCACTTACTTCTGCGCTGTATGCCATAGCGTCAGCACCTTCAAACTCATAGTGAACCACGCTATCTGTCTGCTCACCGTTTTCGAAATACGCGGCTGTGATTGTTGCGCTTTCATACATCTTTAGTCTTTGTGGGATAGTTCCAAGGAACGCGATTTCTGGTTCTTCAGAAACAGGTTCCACCATCAATTCATAGTCCATAAAAATATCCTGATTCTGCGCGAGTGTGCAGCGGATCGCACATTTTCCGCCAGAAATCGCCGTAACAAGCCCATCTGGTCTTACGGATGCTATCAATTCATCATTCGAAGTCCAAATGTAGTTTACGGGGTTCTGTTCCGTGCTTGCCGCATACTCGCCGCAGCGAACGCTTGTGGCGGTCAGCACAGCTTTCTGACCGGCTTTTATTTTGGGTTGTCCGTTCACTCGGATTTCCCAAGAAAACGTCTTGCCGCCAGCCACGTGGCGTTCCATGTCATCTATTTCTTCATTTGGTGGCTCATATCTGGCCGTGAACTCAAGGAGCCTGACGGAATCGTAATTGCCGGTGAACTCCTGCGCGTAATCGCCGAAGCCCGTGATCCGGAACGCCGAAGAGCCGAGAATCATGCGGCTGTTGGTGTTCAGATTCTTCGTGTGCTCATTTCTCTGGCAGGTGATATTGACGTAGCCTTTGGTGATAAGGGCATACTCCTGCATATCGCTGTCATTCGCGGTCAGGATAGCCTTTTCTACGCAGAGCGGTTCCTGCAGCAGGTTTCCGTACCAGTCCAGATGGTTCCATGTGGACCGGCAGCGCTGGATGACGCCGCCGCCAATCGCATTGGAGATGTTCTGCGGGTTTGTGACCAGCCAGATGCTGCCCATGGCTTCGATTTTCGTACCTTCCGGCACGTATTCGATGCTTTCATCCGCAAACATGATGTTCTTGTAGTCATCCTGCTTACGGAGCGTTGAAGCAGTCTCCGGCGCGATATCGGCCATGCGGATATAAGTGGTCTCCCACTCATATGGTGCATCCGGGTTCAATCCCTGTACACGCGCCGCGAAGAAATCCGTCGCGTATTTTGCGTACTGATGCACAAACTCTGTGCTTGGGTCTCCAAGGTACTGCCGCTGACGGTCGCCATATTGCGCCGGTGCGTTTCTGATTGCTGTTTTCAGTCGGCCGGATGCGATCAGGCCGTTCTTGATATTGTCTGAGATCGGCATGATGTCAAACCGTCCTTTCGTTTCGTCATCACAGCATGGAAAACACGCGCCGCATGGGATTCACCCTGTTCATGTAGGCGCATTCCTGTTCGTACCCGCGCAGTTCCGAATAGAAAACCTGCAAGTTTTCCTTATACCGCGCGGTCGATTCCTTCATCGTCGTGTTCTCGTTCGGTGTGTTGAAGCTCTTGTCCTTGACCTTCGGCTGAATGTTCAGCCATTCTCTGTTGAACCGGTTATCCCACGTCACCGCGATTGCCAGTCCAAGAAGCCGCTTCTGCCGGAGCGTCAGATCATGTGGGAACTGGCCGTCCGTATAGAAGTCCAGCCGGTACTCGGTTCCCGCGTTATCCTGCTGAGGGAATGTCACAGTTCCGGTTTCTGCGTCATACGTGAAGTCCAAGCACGGGAAGAACGTTGCGTCTCCATTCCGCGCATACTGCACTGTCACACAGCTGCACAGCTCATAGCCGATCTTGCCGGTTTGCAGGACCGTTTCCTGCGTTGTGCTGGTCTGGTCGCTTACCCAGTCGAAATCGGCGTATTGTGGCTCTACAAGCCCGTCCGTCAGGTACGCTTGCAGTTCAGGCGGGCTTTTCAGCATTGGGATTGCCATACCGACCCAAGCGCTCATACGGCGAAAGAAAAGCGCCGCATCAGTTCTGAGGTCATCCGTCATTCGCTCATCGCCGATGATGACCATGGCATGATTTGTAATGATATCGCTCCAAGAGGTCCCCATCAGTCCCATTCCTCCTTCTCATAGGAAGAATTGTCCATCGTGTTTCGGTATTCCTCCCGGATACAGTCGGCGGCAGTCTCATCTTCAATGAGAAGCAAAAGAGATTCAATGATGCCGCACAGAGCTTCAATTCGTTCCTTGCTGTCCATGATGTGACCGCCGCCTTTCTATATTAAGCCGCGACAGTGACAGTGCATTGTGCCTGTCCTGCCAGATAGTTTTCGTTTTCATCCTGCGCGACAGTGATAACCGTCTCACCCGCAGCCAGCGCTTCCACTGTGACGTTCGAGCTTTCGTCCACTTCTCCAAACGATGCGACATCCGGATTGCTGTTCTCAATGTGCATCGTTCCGTTGGAACTGGTCGCGATCTTGAAGGTATCGCTTGCGCCGGCAGACATATCAAGGGCTTCCGGCGTAACGCTCAGTCCAGCCGCTGCCTTTGCGATTGTCCACGGGGCGATGATTGTGCCCTTGTAGCTGCCAATACCGTCGATTCTCAGAGAGTATGCGCCGGCGTTTGTGCCTGTATTGCCAGACACAGTGTAGTCGGTGTTGACGGTAAGGGTCTTTGTGCCCACTTTCACGCTTGTCACAGTTTTTTCCTGTTCACCGCCCGTATAGGTCAGCGCAGGTCCGACCGTCACATCAGCACTTTCAATGCTGAATCTCACAGTCAGAGTGCTTTCAAGGTTATAGAAGAACGTCGTTCTTACGCCGTCTGCGGTAAGGACATAGCCGCCAATAGCCAGTTCATATTTGCCGGTATCAACGGTGGGCACTTCGTATCCGCCGCGCGAGATTGCAGCGCCAGATACGGTCGTGAGTGTTACGACACCATGCGTCTTGTTCTGCATTGCCCACCGAACGTGGAAATAGGTGAGCGTGGTGGCCGCGCTGAATACGACATATTCAATCGGGCCATTGTATTTAACGGTATAGACCGAACCTTCCTGCACCGCCGCCAGCTGCGTCTCTCGGTTGAGCTTCACAGTAAAAGCCGCCGCAGATTGCATTTCAACGCCGAGAATATCCGCTTCCGAACCGCTCCACTCAAGGCCAGAGAAGTTATTCTGGACTGCCGTGCGGATATCCGGCAAAACGTTCTTACCAGCCGCGTATGCGGACGCAGGCACAAAGGAAAACTCACTATAGATAGGACTACTCATGTTTCAATACCTCTTTCCTGCGCCCACATGCGGCGCAATGCTTATTGCGCGTCTCGCGCGTTCATTTCCTCGATAATGGCGACGAAATCGCCCTTCTGGTTCTTGGCTGTCTTGCTCATTTCATTGAGCTTGACCACGATGTCTCTCGTCACGTAGGGGCTGCCATCATGGTACGCATCCGCATACCGCTGCGCGACCATTTTCTTATGACCTTCGCAGAGGTTCGGATAGATTTCCAGCATCTGATCGCCGAGTTCAACCATTTTCGCGAAGGCCTTCTTGTCCAGAATCTCCCCTTCTTTATAGTTGACGCCGAGCGCTTCCCGCTCCTCTTCGTTCAGGCCAGAGACTACGATCAGCCAACGCTTCTTCAGGAAGTAGCGATTGAGTTCCGAAAGCACTCTGGACAGGTCTCTTTTTGGGACATAGAAGCTTCCGGTCTTGCCGGTGATCTGACCGTAGATTCCGCCCTCGCCGAATGCGATGGTATTGTCGACGGAAACTTCCGCCTGCCACAGGAACTGCACCATTTCGGTATCATTCGCGACCTGCACAATCTGCGGGACGGTAGTGGTCTTTGCCTGAATCTCCGCAGTTGCCTTTGCAACAGCCTCTGCTACCATCTTCTGCACGTCAGCCATCGTAAACGTCGGCTCTGCCTGCGGTGTTTTGGCTTCTTCGTGAACGATTGCTTCCGTGGGAACTTCGACTTCCTCACCCTTCAGTTCGGGAGCCAGTTCGGTCAGCGGGGTCTCACTGCCGTCATAGCTGATTCCCGTCACATCATCCGCATTGACAGTCAGAACATTCTCTTCGGCCAGTTCTGCTTTCTCCGCGGTATTTACAGTCTGTTCTTCTGGGACATCGAAGAAAACCACTTCTTCCTTGGCTTCCTCAACCACAGGGGTCTTCTTCGGTCTTCCGGGTTTCTTACCAGTATTCTTGCTTTCAGCCATATCGCACACTCCTTTCAGATTTTATGGCTTTTCCTCCACTGATGTTGGCTCCGAACGGACTCGAACCGTTTCTTACTGCGCCATGTAGAACCATATGCTGCGGGACGGGCGGAGGTGATACCCGCCCCGCAAAAGGAGGAACGCTTAAATCGTAAAATGGGCAATACGGCTAGAAAACACAGAGACAGAATCAAGCGCGATGGTGAGATTGATTCCCACAGAGAAGTCAGATGCCCGCGTGGGATCGATCTCAAGGGTGATGGGCGTCGCGGAGTTGTAAGCGATGGTCATCGGCTTTCTGCTGTTCGCGGCCATCATCCAAATGTCGTTTGCAGACAGGATGGTAGTCGGGGCGGTGTTCAGGCCGATCGGGCTGACAGCATCACGCAGCGGCATCAGACGCACACCAAGGAACTCACCCAGCATGCCAGTGCTGTTGTAGCGTTCGCCGAGCAGCATTGCCAGCGCAGCATCCATGTTGACGTTGGTGGTGCCAGTCGCCTGCGTGGGGAGAACCTTGCCGAGAGCGACAGCAGAGCCGGTCGCAAACAGATTGGTCGTAACCGTGTTGTTGAGGGCAGCAATCTTGTTCGCAGCGGAGAGCCAGTTCTGGTTGCTGAACGTGTAGTTCAGGTTTGCCGGAATCATGGTCGTGTCTGCGGCAGCCGCGGTCAGAGCGGCATTCCACATGCCCATGGTCTTCGCGTACATGCCAGCGACGATGTTGGCAAAGAAGACGCCGAAGTCCTGATTGTTGCCGACCAGCTGGAACCACTTTGCGACGATCTGTGCGGTCTTGGGCTGCGGGTTGAGCGTATAGTCCTTGGAGTAGAAGCGGTTGCTGGGAACGCTTCTGGACGCGCCCCAAGAGGAATCCTGGAAGACCGGGATATCGTTGGAGCCAACGGAGATGGCGTAGGTCTCGCCAAAGCCGACCTCAACGACATCGGCAAAGCGATCGACAGCTTCAGAGTAGACGGAAGCGATGATCGGGGTGACGATCTCCTGATAGATGCCCTGAAGGACACGGTAGAACGCCGGGTTGCCGTAGAACCGCTGGCCGTTCCGCTTGAACTCATCGAAGTTCGCGGGTGCGGCCTCGCCGGTCTGTGCGCAGCAGACCTTTGCAGCGTACATCAGGTGCTCGCACTGGAACTTTTCGTTCAGTTCCTTATAGCCCTTCGGGGTCAGCATATGCTGCACGCTGTTTGCGTTCAGACCGTTTGCCGCCATAATGGCAGACTTGCCGGTCGCAGCATGCTCATAGAAGAGCACTCTGCCCTTGGAGACGATATCAGCGCGCTCATCGTTGGACGCGTTGACCATGAAAACAGACGTAGGAACGCTGTTCAGATTAATTTTCGGCATGTTGATTCACTCCTTCCTTATGCGTAGACCTTGTAAGCCTGTACATCGACGTACTCGAAGCTTGCGTTGGTGCCTTCGGTGAACTTGCCGGTGCCGAGCAGTTTGAAGTACAGAGCGCCGTTCGAAGTCGGGGCAGTAGCGGCGGGCTTCAGCTGGCCTGCGTCGATGGTAAAGAACGTGTTGGTGCTGATTGCGGCGTTGACGTTGCCGATACCGAATCGGTATGCGTGATCACCGTCGAAAACGATCTTGGTGAAGGTGCCGTCGCGGCCGGCCGGAATGCCAAGTCCAAGGGTCTCGGTGCCGACGGCATACATGTTGCCGTTCTTGCCCTGAAGCAGCTGAACTTCGTAGGTGTTCGCAGCGTAGACGACATCGCCAGCGGTGGTGGCAGAGGTAGCGTCGTTCATATACCACGCGTTTTCGTTCTTGACGCCGGTGAAGCCTTCGCACGGAAGCTGACCGTTGCGAACGACCAGACGGCCGGCATCGCAGTCTGCATCAGCGCTGGAAGCCTGATATCTGCCGGTGATGTTGATGAGGTCATCGCGGAAGTTGTTGGTTACGCGCGCCTCAAATGCAGTTTTTTCAGTAAACATTTCGTTTCACTCCTCTCTCACTTTTCAGTGGCGGCTTCGACGCCCCACTTCGCAAACAGGCCAGAGATGCTGCCATCGTCCTCGCCCGCGCTGTTCTGGTTGAACTTGTCCCATGCGTAGACCTGCTTGTTGCGGCTCGCAGCGGCAGCGTCCATCTTCTCCACGGCTTCACCGCAGACGGCGTAGACGGCCTTTGCGACTTCCACTTCACCAGTCCAGTTCTGATCCTTGTCATAGCTGTTGGTGTACAGTCCTGCTTCGATGTCGCTCAGAATGGCAGAGATCTCGGTGTCTGCAACCTTCTGTTCGCGGTTCGCATTGAACTTCGCGAGGGTAGCCATGGCCTTGTCCTTGGCTGCGTTCAGACGGCGCTTGTCTTCGAACTCCTTCATGGCCTTGAGCTTTGCATCCGTATCAGCAAGTTCCTGTTCCAGAGAGTTCACCTTGGCTTCTGCAGCACTCAGCCGCGTGCTGTTTTCTTTGCCGATGAGTTCCATGAACTCAATGCAGTCCATAGAAACGGACTCTTCGCCCATCTGCATGACAGCGTTGACCGTGAGATTCTGGAAACGTTCGGGGACGATCGTTTCGGCCGCATTCTCGACGACGTAGTACTGGTAAGCACCGTCCTTCGACAGCGTGCAGACGTAGACCTTGCCGTCCTTCTCGCCTGCGGCCAGAACCTTATAACCCTCGAAACGAGCAGAAAGCTCCGCAAGCTGTCTCTTGTTATAAGTTTTCAAGTCTTTCACTCCTTTGTGTGATAAGCTCCCGTTATCCGGGGCGTTGTTTGTATCCGGGGCCTTCTGCAAAGATGCCGCCTTGAGCTTCAAAGTCTTAAATTCTTCGTCCATTGCGGCAAGTCGAGCGATGTTGGCCCCCGGAACAGCCGGAGCAACGCCCGCCCCAAGGATGGTTACGCCCATCCCACGGAAGTTCGTGATTACTTCAACGTCACCTTCCATGTGGGATTCGTAGGTAAGCGTTTCCACAGACACATCCATGCGCCCTGTTCGCACGATTTCGTCTACGGCTTCCTTCGCGTAGAAAGCGAAGAGCCTGCCTTTCGCAACAATCCAAGTTCGACCATCCCTCTGTTGGAGGGAAAAATCACGTTCATCATCTGACAGCGTTCCGACAATGCGTTCCGCCGTTCCGTCCGTGTAGGAGTAATACTGTTCGCCTGTTCTGGGGTCGGTCTTGAGCTGGCTGTTGTGGCCATCTCCGATCTTTCCCATGACATAGGCGATCAAAATTGGCTGCCCAACGAACGTTTTGTAGTATTTATCGAGGTTTTGGTACGACCACTTGTTTCGGTTCTCGCCGTCTCTAAGCAGCCACAGTTCAACGCCGAACTCATAAGGATTCAGCCTTTGCAGCACCTTGAGTTGGCCGGTCGCCATCGACTTCTGGTTTTTGGTCAGCGGCATCGTCAGTCACCCTCTCCCTCGAAGAGTTCTTCAATCCATCCATCAAAACTGGTCGCGCTCATTTCATGCTCGGAGTACATCTGCCACGCATACAGGAACTTCTCATAGCTGGCGCTGTTCTCCATTTGCAGGTTCTCAAAGCCACGGCCAAGCGGATAAAGTCCGTTTTCATCGCAGACTTCCACGCATTTGCGGAGCGTGTCTTCGATCTTTTGCAGCATGTCGATGATGGACTCAAATACGCCGTCCAGATCATCAGGCCGGCCGTCGTACTCAGCGGTTGCAGGGTAGATTTGCAGAATATGACGCTGGTGCAGTAGGTCTCCGACGGCATCGAAGCGATGAGCTTGAAGATGAGCCAGTTTGTGAATTTTGTCAGCAGTATTCGGCATTCCGAGTTCAATCAGAACCCATTCTTTCAGCGTATCCAGCCCACGAGCGGCATCCTGATACGTGCCGGTCACGTCCTTTGCGGCATCTCTCACAGCCGCAAGCGCACCGTTTTCAAAATCAAACCGTTCTTTCAGTCGAGCCATTTCGTTGTCTCCTTTCCGTGAAAATGAAAAAGAGCTAACGGCACATTTCTGTGTCGTTAGCTCCACTAGCTCTTCCACGCCGCTACTCCGGTGTGGGTGTCTCTATATGCTCCCAGCTTCGCCTAAATCAATACCCCACGCATCAGCGCAGGCCTTCGACTTGGATGGGAGAGTTTTTTGCAATATCACGCTTCACAAGGACTTTTACCGCGTCTTCTACAATACGATAACCGTCCTTCGTGCGTTGTATCCTTATATCTCTGTTATTATTAAGCGCCCTGTTGATAATGTGGAGGTCTTCTTGTTTAACAAATTCAGTCATTTGTCCCTCCGTATTGATCGATCATGGTCTCACTGCCGTCAGTTGTGGCGCTTCCGTCACCTTTCGGCCGTCCGGGACTCTGCGGCGGCAAATTGGATTTGTCCTGAGACGCGCTATACGAGGTAATCAGAGGCATACGCTTGTCGAGGATATTGCTGTTGTATACCGCGTCGGACAGACAGATATCATCGAGAATCGACCGGTCAAGCAGGGCATTGTATATGATGGTATCCGGTAGAATGCCGTGCTCCATGCCCTTCATGCAGCGTTCGAGCATCTTTTCGTCTTCCGAGATATCGCCAAATATGACGAACTTCCAATCATACTTGAGATTGAGCTTTTTGATGATCGCATTCATCATCCGCTCATATCCCCGATAGACCGTCTGCATGAACTTGCTCTCGATCTGAAGCGAGATCTGCGCGGTGCCTGCTTTCGGATCGTCTCCAAGCGGGATGATTGCGCCCATACCGGCTTGGCTCATGGTATCGCTGTAGCCCTGCTTCACGATGTCCATTGCGGAAGGTGCTTCGGATAAGGATTCAAGTTTCATCGACTGAAGCGGTGCCATGAAAAGGCCTATGCCAGATGTGTTGGCCGCTTGAAGCATGTCGTACCAGACAGCTTCAAAGAACAATCTTCCGGCGTTACTCAGTCTGTATTGGTCATCACTAGTAGCGGTTTTCTCGTCTCGGTATGGAATCTCGCCGTGCAAGATGCTCACCAACGGGTTCTGAATCAACTCCAACTGGATCTGTTCCATCTGCGCGAGCTGGATCATGTTCAGGAACAGTCCTGCAAACGGCGAAATCGCCGTGCGGCTCACATCATCAGCTTCAAAGGTGAAGACTTCATCTGCCGGCAGGTACACCCAGTAGTACCAGCGCCCATTCTGGTAATAGACATCCGGCTTTCCCGGCATATCGCCCTGTGCTTGGATGCGCTGGAATTTCTGCATATCAACGCGCGTCTTCTGCGCGAAGACCATTGTCGATCCGACGCCTTTCGGCTTCTGCACAACGCTGCTGAAATCATACAGATACGGAGTAAACAGATCTCCAAACTGTTCCGGTACGCATCCGGGCTGCAGGAAGTACATCATGTTGAATGCAACCGTGTACTTTGATACGCTGTTGTAGCCAGTAATCTTCGTCCAGTCACTCGGCAGTTGCTGCATGAATGCGTAGTTGACCTTGTTGTGGCTCTTGTCGACACCGTATCTCGGATAGTAGAAAACCTTTCCTTCTACGCCGACCTGCCCGACGATCTGGTGCGCGGTTTCCTTTGGATTGAACGCTTCGCGAAGTTTCTCGAGCAGCTTCCATTCCCGCATGAACTCGTCCTTTTTGGTATCGGCCGAGTCAACCAGTTTCGGTATCACATAGCTGTGATACGTCAACATTTCCTGATAGACTTTGCGAATATGGAAAAGCGGGTATGCCGTATACTCAAGGATATGCGCCACCTGCCGGAGCGGCTGTTCACTCTCATAAGGCTTTGTCAACATTTCACCGACTTTATCCTTGGTGAAATTGACTGGCAAGGAGGATATCTGCTTGACACGCCGGTTCTGAATGTACGGATTCGCCATTCCGTACCGGCCAGAGTTTATCCCAGAAAATGCAGACGTGATGGATGCCATCGGCACGCCCTGATTTTCTGCCGCGAGTCTGCGAAATCGGCTAAAGATCTCGGGAAAAGACTCATATTGAAGCTTACTGAGTTCGCTCGTCTCTATCGCCATGGTCTTTTGCTCCCTTCTCATTTGTGCCGCCAAGTTTCTCTCGTTCGGCTTCCAGCGCTGCCGCAAATTGGTCTACCATTCGGCTCAGATTTTCCATCGTCTGCGGTTTTTCTTTTTTCAGCCGTTCCCGCAGGAGCGCCGCCGCACATGACATGATCCAATCCTCATCGGCTTTGGAAAGACGGTTTACGTCATCGCCCTTTACTTCAAGGCTATTCTTCGGCTGTTCACCGGCCGTATAAATCAGGATGTATCCCGGTGCGATTCTGCTGAACCGCGCCATCATGGCCGTTTCAACGGATTCCTGCGTAACCCGCAGAGCATACAACCGATAAACCTTCTCTTCAGCCATCAGAATATCCTTCCTCCGCGTCTCTGCGTCACCATTCGTCCGCCCGCATTCTGTCTTCCACCGACGTTGCGAACGGTGTCCATGCCTTTATATTTTGAAAGAGCTGCGTCCCAGTCGCTTTTTTTCTTGACCTCGCTCAACGCAAGCTCACGTTCCAGCTTCTGTGAGAGCCGCAGTCCGTACTTGATTGCCGACCAGCTGTCTCTCTGTATTGCGCGGGAAATTCGTTTCTCGCTGATACCAGCGCCTGACGGCACGGCCTTCAGGTTTTGTATCTGTCCAGACAGTTCTCTGGTCTTTTGATATGGCCGTGCAATCTGATAATCCAGATCATCGTCCTTGATCTTATGAAGCCGCTTGTACGCTTCTACGCCCTCACGGGTGTTCATTGTGAGAAGCTGCACATTGTGGTTATCGAACTGCGTCTGCGCGTACCTGATCATCTCTGCATCCGGGTCGGTGACACCACTGCCGCCGGCCTTGATCGGATAAATGATTGGAAGTGCACCGTCAAGTTCCAGCGCTGTGTACTCTGTGTGGTCTAAGATGCACAGTGGCGGCAATCCATCGCCGAGGTCTTTCATCAGGTCTTCGATGACGGCCTTGCCGTATTGCCAGCCGTCGATTGCGATATACGTAGTATTTCCGCCTTCAAAGCAGAATCGATACCATACGTCTTTCAACCGGCGTGCTTGCTTCATGGCATTATCAGGTGGTGGCCAATCGTCCAGCCACACGAGCTGTTTCAGGTATCTGTCTCGCTTGAGGAAGTCTTCCTGTTTAGTGAGTTTCCAAACGCCAACAGCGCATTTTGCATTCTTCTTGGCATCCTCATAGGAAACGTCGTAGCAGACAATGTATATGACGTCCTTCGGGTCTGTCCTGCAGCCGGGATACTTGCAGCAGTGCTGCCGTTCCATGCTCTGCAAGCAGCAACTCTCGGAAAGGCTCTCATCTGAAATGATCGGATACTCATCTGCGCCGGTGTACCGGCTTTCCATCTCACGCATCCAGCGTTCAGGGGTAAGCTTCGATTTCAGCTTCTGTGCCCATGAGTAGGGACGCATCTGTTGAAGGATTACGCATTGATACGGGACATCCATTTGGAAGCTGCTGTCTCCGTTCCGCATCCCTTTTCTCACTTCACAGCGAACCAAGAATGCGTGATTCTGCTTTCTCCCTGCGCTGGTGATCGAGTGGTTTTTATACGCTACGAAGTTTTCGTCCTTCTCACCGTTTACGTTATGCGCCAATCGAACGGCAGGAAGCGCGACCGTCGTATATTCATTGAAGTCAAAGGCCGGTTGTTCTTCCTGCGCAAACTCTTCTGCGATAACAGCGTGAAGGTTGTCGCCACGTTTTGCCCCTATGTAGAAGGATGACCCATAATCCGTCGTGATTTTGAAATCGTCTTTACTTTCTGCCGCAATGCGCCAGTGTTTTGTAATGCACGGATAGCTTTTTGCCAAGTCTGCGTGTGTTTTGCTTCCAATATCCGACAGTTGCTTTAGTGCCGGACCAGTATACAGGACTCTCGTACCCGGCCAAACGACACCATTGATTTCCTCGCCAAGCATTTCCGAATAGGTCTTGCTCAGTCCACGGGTTCCCGTGATTGCCACGTCCTGATACCGCGCATTTGCACGCAGCATGACGCGCTGCACAATTTCAAGTGTCTTGTAGTCCGCGTCATCGGCGCGGAGCACATCCGCAAGGATATCTGGGAAGAATCTTCCGACCCAAATCAGAAGACACCAAAAATCATTTTCAAAGTTGCTGTAATCGCGTTGTTCAACTTCGCGTTTACTTATCCATCCAACGCCTTATGATTGTAGGCCCGGCGCCCACGCCTTACCGTAACGTCTCGCCATAACCTAGCATCACCCCTTCGCGGGCGGCATTTTCACATAGCCGAACCCTTCATATGCGATTTTCTCCATTTCATTTGGTTCTTCCGCAAACTCGTGGAGATCATCTTTGATTCTCGCGCTATCTGGCAGCGTCGAGAACTCTGGAAGCGAATCGTTCATACGCGACGTGTTGATAATTGCGAGAAGCATCTGCTCTGCCGCGTCTTTCGTGTAAGAGTATTTAGGTCTTCGGTGGAAAAGCAGCTCAAATGCAGTATCGGGGTCTACCGGTTTACCGTTCTTCATCAAGCCAGCCTTTTCGAGCCGTTCAGTAATTCCGTCAATCCGGATTTCCTCTACCGGTTTGGCATCGCGCTTTCTGAGGTTATCACTCGCCAAGTTTTCCTGAATGATGGCCGACAGCTTTCTTGCTGCATCGAATTTTCCAGCATCAGAAGCATCGTTCATTTGTTTCGTCCATTTGGACACGTTGCGGAGAATGAGCTGCTGCTTTGCACTCAGTGCGTCTTCTCCTCCAAGGTCTGACGCGAGGATTGTGTAAATCCTGTCGAACTCCGCATAGTCTTCATTCGTATACGGATGATCTTCGTTTCCGGTTCCCCAGTCCTTCCGCTGTCTCACCGTTCCGGCCTTTGCCGTCTGTGCGTTCTTTTCGGCGTATACAGCCTTTGTGAACTCACCGTCTTTCAGCCCCTCGCCGAAGATTTTTGTGATATCGGTCAGGCCGTCAAGAAAACCGTATCGTTCTCCGCTCTTGCTGACGTCCAGCTTTTTGATATGGAGGTTGTCGAGGTACGAGAGCCACTTGTCGCGGCCGTTATCTCGCGGCACGCAGTCACGCGCAAACGGAACGTCATATTTGACGCAGCAGTAGAAATACGCAAGGCTTTCTGACGTCTTTTTTGCAAGCTGCGCATAATATTCTTGTTGTTCCAGTTCGCTGACGTTTTCGCCCATTTTCCCTCCAAAAACGAAAAAAAGCGCTGTTCCGATACCTCTCCCGTAGGAGAAAGCACCGGAACAGTGCGTAAGCACCTCTGTTTATTTTGTTTAATTATACCATATAGTCAGCGAAAATGCAAGAGAAGTTGCATAAGTTTATTTTCGATTGTTCAATACCGGCCATGAATTTCCAACATCCCGGCGATATACGACACGCTGAGCGCAGTCGCTGTCAGCGTGCCAACTTTTTCGTGTTTACTGTCGTTGCTCAGTACATCCACCTCGAATGTGACATCGTATGTCCCATCGCCGTTGTACTTCTGCGAAACGAATCTGTACTTGGTTCCTTCCAGTATCTCCGCGAAGTTGACTCCCGGCCCGATTTCCTTCAAAAAATCAAGTCTTTCTATCATCGGCTCCGCCCGATCGGATAATTGCCGCATATGCTCAAGCGCTTCGTCCGCCTGCCGTGCAAATTCTGACAGTTCCAATTCCCGTCGCTTGCTTTCAGCGTCCCTCTGACGTTTTTTCTGCTTCCATCTGGCATCGCGCCATTGTTGGTTATGTTTCGCCATCCGGTTTCTCCATTCCAGCCGTCAGGATTTCAATCGCTTCTGGTGTTCCATACACGCATTCTGAGAGTCTGGTATCTTGAAATCGTCTCCAATCCGCAACGGCATTGGCTAATTTCTCGATATCATCATGCTTTACATCGCCCGGAAGTACAACAGCCATATATTCTTCTCCGCGCGCTTTCGCACGTTTTTGAATCTGTCGGATGCTCGTCTCGTCGATGCCAAACCCTTTTTTCACCTCATAGATGCCGCCGGTGAGTGTGTTGCATACAAAAATGGTCTTAGCTTCATCTTCTCTCATTTGTTATACGTCCCCAGCACGCCGCGCTCTGCCCGGTCATCGGCGCGTTTCGCCATCCACATGAGGGCTTCTTCAATATGCGTGATCGCGCAGGCGTTCTCCCGCGTGGCAAACTCACCCTTGTTGAAAGCCGTCAGCCTGTCGCGCACAACTTCCAGAAGGTCAGCGTCCAAAACACCGTGACGCGCATTCGGGTCGTTTCGAGCGCCTTTCTGAAATTTTATCTGTGTAATCACACTTTTTCTGTCCACATCCATCACAGTGTAATCGTGATAGCCACCTCCGGGTCCTTCGTTATCACTCCGAAGGATGGCGTGCGGGTTATTGTGCTTTTGAATCGTCGATAGCTTTACCATATCGTTCCTCCCATTTATCCAAAGGTTCTTTCAGAATTTCTACCGATGCAAGTTCACCGTTTACAAACTCGCATCCGCAGTAGCTGGTCGAAATTACAATTTCAGTAATATCGGGCCATATGCTTTTCAGAAGTCCAACGGGATTGCCGTTAGCCGTCACAAACGGTGCGTTCTCTGGACGATAATCCCTAATTGGGGCTTCCGGTGCGGATGCCAGTTTGCTCCTGAATCGAAGCAATTCATCGACATCCTCCGTGTCCGGCAGCTTGCCATCTTCTTTCCGCATTGATTCAAGGTCTTCGTCAATGCTCGCAATCAATCTGGTCGCGTTAATGTATCTATCCATGTGCTGTCAATCTCCTTCCCGTCGAATACCGCAACAAGTGAAATGGGGCCGACTTCAATTTTCTCAATTTTCAGTTCGTCTGTAATACGATCATCCACAACGAAACAGCCTTCCTTGTTTGGCTTAATGATATTGTCAGCGTCCAACAGCGCAGTTACGTCAATTTTTGCTTTGTATAGCCGCCCCGGCAGTCCATCACTGAATCCAACACGACCAGCGTAGTCAGAGAACGTATTGACACCATATCTGATTTTTATCGTGAAGGATTGCCGGTTTTCTTCCCGCTTATAGTTTGACGCAAAGGCAATGATGTACGGTCCAATGCTTTCCACCGGAAAGTCAAAGTTTTCTTTCGGTGGGAAGCCAGCATACTGCCTAATTGCTTCGCGCAGTGTCATTCAAATTCAAACCTTTCTTCCACACCAATGATTTTCGCCCCGCACTCGCAGAGCGGATACCTTTGTTTCAGATTCCGTGCGTCGATATAGTTGAAGAACCATTTTTTTGTCCACATTTTGAGCACGTCTCCCAATACCGCTGCACACCCGGCTTGCATTCGTCCGTGACGATCCAGTTGGCCGTTTCCATAGGATTCACTGCCTCTTATCCGCTGCATCACCAGTAGCATCAACTCTTTTGAACTCGCCGCATTTGTACAGACTGTACACGATGCGCCGCCACTCGACTTCTGAAAATCGTTCGCCTTTGTGCTTTTTGCACCGGTGCGGGTAAAGATACCCTTTCTGGCATTCGTGAAATGCGCAGGTTCCGCAACAGTCTACCATTACCGTTCCTCCAGTATCATCCTCAGATATTTGTCCACGGCCCTTTCGAATGAATGGGCACATTCGTTGAGTGTCCGGCCGTGGAATGCCACCGTGTCTTTAATTCCCACAATCCATCCAACATACAGATTGTCGTCAACGTCATACCTGACGGTTGAGGCAAAACCTCTGTAGATGAAACTGCACAAGTTATTTCCAAACGGCGGCTTCAAATGCCCCCAGTATCGTGCCTCGATCGCAGCATCAATGATGTTGCGTTGCATTTGGTTCCACTTCCGGATAGCCAACTGCTTCGCTTTACCGCGTCCTACGCGTGCGTTTTCGCATTTCCGTGCGCCCTTCAGGCCGCATTGGGGACAGACGACGCGGTAGCCATCACCGCATCTACGCAGCTTTGCATCGACACTGCACCGCAGGCATGGGATGATGACGTCATTCATTTTCATCGTCTCCAAATCGCTCGTCGTACTCTTCCGGCGTGATGAACTGAATATCGTCGCCGGTATAGCCGAGACTGTCGAGGCACATCAGCTCAACCAACGTATCCTTGTTGACACACTTGCACAGATCGTCATAAGGGATCGTGTTATTTGCCTCGAAGCTCATCTGCGCTCCAAACTCACCTTTGACGGTAAAACACACTCGATTTTCAATCATTTTCGTTCCTCCTGTTCCACTCATTTACAGCTTCTTCGCATGTATCCTGCTCTTTTGTGCAATAGCCGCACTTTGGGCAACATATGCGATATGTGTGCCTGTTGCACTTATACTCGATGCGCCTCCCGAATCGCAACCCACACCGCTTGCATGGCTTCAGGCTATCCATCATTAGCCCTCCTATTCCACGCATCCACGGTTTCAACGTATGGATTGATCTCCCATTTGTGCTTAAACTTAAAGGTCGTCTCGCACTTCTGGCATTTCACGTCCATCGTCATGATCTTTTTGCAATAGTTGCAGGTTCCACCCCGTTCCTCGACTTCCCCACCGCAGAACGGGCAGTATTTAAGATCGCTCATTTTCCCTCCTATTTCATGCTTTCACAGATTCTTCCGGCGTGTCGAACCAGTTTGTGCATGGTTCGCATTTGCACACATCCCCGCGATTTTTGCAGGCCACAAGGAAGCGATTGTGTGTGTACGGGTCGCTCATCATGAAGGCTTTTCCCCCGCAGAATGGACATGGTTTAAGATCAATCATGGTCTTCCCTCGCTTTGCACGGAAGGAAGCACGTTGAGCACGGTGGTACGTCGCACTCACCGCTCAGAATAAAAGGACATCTCTCTACTTTGCAGTTCATTTTTCCTCCTGGCCTTTTCGGCGTCTTCCTGATTCAAGAACACTTTTTTTCCGAAATCCTCTTTGGTGAACTCCCAATGCGCGCCACCCCAATCATCATAGACGCACGGTGCCACGACCGTCGCGTGCAATCCATCGGTGGCGTTGCGGATTTCGATTCGTCTGCATTTTGTTTCTTGGATGCCTGTCAAACTGTCAGATGTCAGGACAAACAGTTTGTCGCCCGGTTTGCAGGGCAGTGGAACGCTCATACCGGCTTTGTCAGCCTCAATCAGTTCAGCCACCCGTTCAACCGTAATGCCGTGGTACTGGTTGAGCAGTCCTGACAGCCTCATGGCATCTGCGCATTGTTCCGGTGACATGGGGCTATCTTCGTAGGCCGCAAGCTTCTCCCATGCAGCCTCTTCCCACTTGCAGCCATACGCGCAGTTCCCTCCGACTTCAAGACATTCCTTGCTTTTGAAGTGTGTGCAGCACACGCCGTTTTCGTGGCTTGTTTCACTGCTCCGTAATGTTAACCTCTCCATAGTTCCCTCCAAGCAGCTCATGCCGTTCGATTTCCGCGTTGATGCAGAAAACATCGCTGTGCGGGTCTGCGTCTTCGTCCTCGCAGACCAAAAGCGTCTGTTCTGCCGTTCCGACGTGTTCCCTGACGATGTACCAGACACCGAGTTTTGGCTTGCAGTAACCGATACGGACGATTGTTCCGTCGGTAAACCACAACCGTACATCCTTGTCGAAGCAGTCAATACTACCATCATTGTAGTTGCTGTTTTCGATTTCGACCGTATCGTCGCTATAACCATAGATTGTTACCACTGGTTTGTTTCCCTCCCTTGTCCAGTTCGGATTGCTGGATTCCACCTCATATGGGCTGACATTTCGGAACCTGTTCTGCAAATCGAGGTTAAGCATATCCGTCGGTGTTACTTCCTCGACTTCGCTATCATAGACCGTTTTCGCGTGCTGCTTGTCTTTGTCGTGAAATTTTAAGATGAATGCACCGGTATCAGGTGCAACACCCATGATCTCCACGGAGAAGTTTCCCAACACTCGGTAGAACTCGTTCTGATCGATTATCGACCGCAACACGTCCTTATGAAGCTCAAGTTGCAGATTATCGCAGATACGCGCACACATGAAATCTACCACAACATTGGCCCCCATTTCTTACTTTCGTAAATGTATGCCCCATCAGTGTATCTCTCAACAAAACCATCCAGTTTGAGTGGAATGTTGCTGCACAGCAATGAAATCTCATCCAAGCAATACACCCTGTAGTATTTTCCTGCCGGAAAGCTATCGGTTTCTTCCGGAATGGGGCCTTCAGCCGGGTATACTACATCATGAGATTCGTCGGTGAAAATATATTTCAGCTCTCCACATTCCTTCGGTGTTATCTTCACAATGTCTCCGGTTTTATGTTCCGTCTCGCAGAAGTATGGCATTACGCTCCATTCGGATTCAAACGGTGGGAACGCTACAATGTGTACACGCTTCATTCTGCCGCCTTTGCGATGACCGCTTCACGGACTTTTGTGCTTCTCCCCATCTTATCTGCGAGGATTGCCGCCGCCTGTCTGATAATCGATTCCCGGTTATTTTCAAGCAGTTCCGCTACGATGTTCTGCGCCCATGCCGATAGTGGGTCACTTGCAGGGTTCGCGTCTCTGTATTGGTAAGAGCTAAACACCTCATTGATGATTGCCTGTTTGATCTGCGCTTCGATAGTCTTAACGCCGCTTTCCATCACGGTACGTTTGATTGCTTCGTCATCGATATTGATGCCAAACTGTACAATATGTTCCATTATCATTCCTCCGTATTCAGATGGTTGATAATCTCATTGATTTTGCGCGCAAGCGTCACGTTGTTCGGAATGTTGGGAACAAGAATGTTCTGTTCGCCGTATTCCATGGTCTTCGTATTGTCCGTTTCACATGTTAGTCGCCATCCGGTTACAGTCTCTTCCTTCACGAGTTCAAAAGGCTCAATAGTATTTTTCTTCCTATCTGACTTTCTCAGTCGGAACGGAATCATTGGGTCAACATACACACCGATTCTGTTGAAGAACTTCCACAATTCGTCTACGGTTCCTGAGAAGAACGCGCAGTTTCCACCATTTCTGATGGCAGGATGGGTAACTTCCCAGTCGAATGCAAATTGATCAACCGTGTCTTTGTCCGCTGCTTTTCCAACCGTTCTGACAACGCCGATCTTTCCATTCTTGGTTTCTACATAGTCCCCTGTTTTGATCTTCATTTTCTTTCCTCCACACTAATGTTTCCGCAGTCCAGATAGACCGTTACCGTTTTCCCGCATTGTTCACACGTTATTTCTGCATTTGCGTTAGGGGAATGCAAAACAACCGTTCTCCCCTTGTGTTTGATCTCTACCGTCCCGTCCGAGCCGCAAACTCCAACAATATGCCCGCTTGGGCATCGTATGAGATGACTATTTTGAAACTCACTCATGACAGTTCCTCCACAAAGCACCATGACAGAGGTGGCTTATGTACGAAGCATCCAGCGTCCGTGCATTTCTCGCATTCTGGGATTGCGAGACCGAGATCTGAATACGCGCAATTCCGGAACCACTTTTTGAAGGTGCTGAGCGGAAGCGGATTGTCATAGATCTTCAAGGCTGAAATGCGCCACCCATATAACCCACGCGCTCCATTCGCATACTTTCGAATTTCGTCGGCAGTCAGGCATGTGTGCAGGACATCATCTTCGTTCAGCCAAAAGCGGCTATTCGCAAAAAGGTTGGTCACACGGTAGCATGTGAACTCGCCGATTACCTTGCCGTTCCCACATCTGTCAAACGCGTTGTGGCTGTGATCGTCTGCGTAGGAATACCTCTGGCCTGTCCAAAACTGTGTTTTTGTGTCCTTCGTGCAGTAGATGTACCCCTTGAATGGCACATCCAACTTCGGATAGTTTTTGCGCACCTCGATTGTTTTTTCGCCAGTGGCAATCTTACCGCACCATCGTGGTTTGATGCTAATGAGCACCGCTTGACTCATTCTTTCACCTCCATGCATTCGTTGTATCGAATGTTTATTCTGCGGCCATTGACCGTAATGACGTAGCTTGGGAATCTGCCATCGTATCGCTCAGCTTCATAGACCTTCCCTACCGTCGGCCGCATTTCAGGGAAGAGCGGCACTTCGCGCGTTATTTTGATTTTGACGTCATGATGGACGAGATCTCCCGGTTCACTTTGCTTGAGTTTCTGTTTCCACATGCCGTTGTTCCGCGCGAAGTTGTAGCATTCCAGACCGCAGAAATACGTCTTCTGTTCCCGCTTCCGTGTGACAGTCACCTCACGCCCGCATACTGGGCAAGCAAACGTTACTCTGACTGACATGGCTTTCGGTTCTTATAGAAGAATTGATTGTAGGCATCGTAGCGGTCTTGAATATTCGTCGTTGCGACTGCGCCAGCTGTTTGGTCGATCAGCACGTCGAAAAAGCATTTTCCATCTCCGCACGGTTTCATTTCTGCGCAGCCAGCTCTATAGACGCAGTTCGGAGTTAGGACATCGGAAATCTCCGGTTCGATCTCATGCAGCGCCACTTTGAAGTCCTCGGCGTACTGTCGCGTCTCTGTTGAGGACTGACGGCACAGACGTTTCCGCATGGTGTCGATAAGTGCCTGCACATTTGCATCGCCTGTGAAGTCAACAGGCGCGTCCTGCGGCAGCTTATCGCGTGGAATGTTGGTTCTGTCTGAGCGCTGCGATTTGATGTACTTCTCGAATTTGTGCCTGCTCCAGTGTGTAGCGACCCAGCTTTTGATGTCGTGCCAGGTCCACTTCACGGAAATGTCCCGGATTGGGCTGTGCTCCGCAATGAGGATTTTCTTCTTAAATTCCGTGCTTGGCTCATGGCCGAGCGGCGGCTTGCCGACCGTTGACCGGCAATCGGAAGCGACCTCCATCCAGTCACCCTTGATTTTCGTGATTTCAGTTTTCATGGGTACATTACCTGCTTTCTCATTCTGATTGCTTCCTCGCTCTGCATGATATCGTCCTCGGCGGCAACATAGCCTACGATGGAGTGGTGAAATGCGAACGGTTGAATGTCTCCGAGGTCTATGCGCAGTCCGTCTGGGTATCCATAGTAGAATCCTCTGACGCGCAGCCTTTTAACGCATAGCCCTGTATCGAACAAGCAATAGTCGCCGATTTTGCATGGAATTGTAATCGTCTGCCCACCGTTCAGTTTTTTCATTTGGCCTCCTTTTCACAGGGACTGCGCAGCCACTCGACATACTTGTCCCGGATGTCCGGACATTCCCATTCAGTTATTCCGAGGCGGTGAAGTGTCTCTGCTACTATGCCCGAAATAGCTCCATACAAGATGCCCGCCAGCTGCTCATCATCCGCTTGCCGGATGCACTCGCCGTTGGTTAACGGATCTGTATCGATTCCGACCTTTGCACGGTTCGCAGCGCATTCGCTACCGCGATATGCCGCAGTGCAGTTTTTTACCGGGCAGTTATAGCACCCTTCTTCCATCATAGGCAGCATGGCTAACCCTCCTTCTGCTTCTCCAGATAATCTTTCAGTCTTTCGCATTCATCCATGCAGCTTTCCGTATACGGATTTCCCCATCCCGTCACGCAATCGTCGCACGGCGTCGACGTTCCCATCAGCGCCTCTTTCAGACGGGTGATCTCGCTTGAAAGCTTTTCAATCAGATCGATCGTATCATTGAAAAGCCTCTGCTTACAATGGACGAACGGCCGGTATCGGCACACTCCGCACCCGTCTTCTTCATTTTCCGCGCAATATCTAAGCGATTCAATGACATTTTTCTTCTCCATCAGTGCCTCACGATTTTCAGATATTGATTTTCGTTGTGCGTGTACTCCGGGAAAAACAGAAGCAGTCTCGCCGTCAATATCGCCGTCCTGGTCAGCTCCCGGTCCGCGAAAAACCATCCCCTCCAGCAAAGAGAAGCGTATACGCTCTTTTCAACAAGCTCCGCGTTTTCCCTTGCGCAGTTTTTGGGGTTTCCATCAAGCCATACAAGCATTCCGTCTTTCCCCGGAAAATACTTTTCCTTGAAATATTTGTTTGCGGCAGCATAGCCATTCTCCGTTTTTACCCTCGCCGGCCTTTTCCCATTCCATATGACTGTTTCAACTGGATTTCCCGGTTTTAGCAGTTCTCGGCGGACATTACCGGTTCGATTTCCGCACCGTTGATCTTGCAAATGTCTCCAAGATGAATCACCTAAATCACCCCCAGTTGTTTTTTCTTCCGTTGGATCGTTCTCCGCTCAATACCGAGTTCCTTACAGATTTCTGCCGTCGTTTTTTTCAGCCGAAGCATCTCTTTCAGCTGTTCAATATCGACCTTCTCTTTTGGTCCGCTGCGATTCTGTTTCGGCTTCCCGCCAGAAAGACAGTTGCAGCATTCCGTACTCGCATAAGGGCAGTGGTGGAGGCAAAAGTCGATTTCTTCCTGCGTGTCGTTGGTATGCCGTTCCAAGCCATCGTCGCGATATATGCTGTTCCACGGTTGCACCGACGTAATAACAAATGCATTTTTTCGTGTGGATACCATCGCCTTTTGCCTCCAATTCAAACTTCCGTTATTCTGATTCCGTGCACCCAGAGCATCAGTTTTCGCTTCAACACGAACTTTGCGTATGGTGCCGAAGCTGGGTTTCTGTAGCCTTTCGAGTCCTCCACGATTGTATCTCCGTCTTTTTTATAGACGAAATCGGCGACATACGTCACTTTGCGTTCGATGAGAATCTGCTTATCCTTGATTCGTTTGCCACTTTTCCCGTACTGTTCAACGGTTTCATATTGCGCCGGAATCAGGAGATATTCTTTCTGCCATTCTAGGTTCTGGATAATCCCCTGTTTTTCCAGCAGCACAAGTTCATCGTAGCGGTCTGCTTCCCGCTTGCTGTCAAAGGTCTTATCGCCGCGCGTAACCTTCTGGTTTCGGAGTTTCGGAGTTTTTTTCGACTTATGCTTCACCTTTGGTTCCGCTGCTTTGGCCTGTTTCTCTGCTTTCCGCCGCATTTCCTTCACGATCTGCTGTTCCGCCTGACGTCTGTAAGGTTCCGGCAAGTCGCATAGATTTATTCCTTTTGCCATAGGCTACCCTCAGATTGTCAGTTCGTAATCGTCTCCGCCGGAAGTCTCGCCGTCTTCCGCTTCCTGCGGTTCTTCACCCTGCATGGACTGGCACAGTTCCCAGAAGGAATCCACAAATGCTGTGTTGAAGGCTTTTGTAAATTCCCCTCTGGTGTGGAGATATCCATTGCTCATTGCATTTGTGAGTGCCGTCCAAAGCCGGTCTGTCATTTCGAGCTGATAGCCGTCACTCTGAATGGCGATCTGCTCAATTCTCAGCTCTGCCCAATTTTTATCTTCACCGGCGCTGTTTCTGTACTCTTTGCTTGACCATCTGCCAGCGATTAAGACATGATCGCCCTTTCGAACGCGTTGTGCGATGTTGGTTTGCGGGCAATCGCCGATGGAGAGGATGTTCATGAACTTTTTGTCTTCGTAGGCGACACCGAATGTTACCTTTGGCATGGGCGGCTTGTTGTTGGAGCCTTTTGTGTATTCCAGCTTTGCGTCCCGTGTGACTTTTCCCCAAATCAGCATGGTCTCGCATGCCTGTCGCTTTGGGTCTTTGGGGTCTGTCTGGATTGCACTGTTTATCGGTCTCATCCTTCACCACCGCCGAAAAAGCCATCGTCCGCGTAGGACGGATTGATTGTCTCAGGCTTAATCTCAGCCACGGCCTTCCTCCGCTTCGGTTCTGCTGCCGGTGCCGCTTCCTGCTTGGCTTCACTGCGGTGTTCAATCTCGGTGCTCACAGCGGTTGCGTCGAAGAAATCGTCGTCAGATGTGGCATCGAGTGCAGGGGCAGCTTGCGCTGCGCCGATCACCTCACCGTTTGATTTATCCACGTTGATGACCGGCACGTCAGGAATCACGCCAGTCTCAGAATCGTTGTCCATTGCATATCGGACTTCGTTGGATAGAGGTGCATAGCCGGAGTTCAGCAGACTGCGCAGAACAGTCTTCTTGCACATCCGTTCCTGCCCGCCGCCGACGTCGTACCATGGCGTTGATCTGCGCATCTTTTCTTCCTCTTCCGCCGTCATTTCACCGGCGATGAACTGATCATATTTGTCACGCTTAAACGCCTGCGCGTATTTTTCCGCATGCTTCAGGAGCTTTTCCATAGACCAGTATTCACTTCTGAAGAGTCCGTCCTTCAATTCGAAGTACGCGTAATAGCCGGTGATCTTTGCGGCTTCGCGCTCTTCGTCCGTGCCGTAGACGTTGAAGTCAAACGACGGCTTCCCAGTTCTGCGGTCGCGTCCCTTGTACTCACCTTCTCGGATATCGATGCAGTCGATGTCGTTGTAGACTCCCGTGGAAAGAGCCAGTTGAAGCATGCCCTTATAGCCAAGAATAAAGCTGCATGTCTGTCCATACGGCACAAGGTAGTATCCCATGCCGAGGGTCAGTCCCATGCCCTCGCCGCGGAGGGCTGCGGCAACGATCGTACCCGGATCGCACGCCTTGAGCTGTTCGGATGCATTGACAGCCGAAATCAGCGTCGAGGTAAACCGTGCAGCGACTTTATCGTCCTTCAGCGATTTCTGGATAAGCCCCTGCATCGCGTTTGACGTGATAGCGTTCGAGAACGTCTGTTTCGGTGCGCTGGGCGCAAGTCTATTTGTTGCGTTCATTTTTCACATTCCTTTCTCAGTCTCCAAATTTCGGCACACGGCAGAAGCGAATGCCATTAGCATTCAGCCAGTCCCGAAGCTTGAGTTTTTGTTCAGTGGTGACGTACACCCTGAAGTCGAGCACGGAAACCGGCTCCGCGTGTTTCTCTTCATGTACGTCAAATGGAGCATTTACATCGTTAAGAAGTTCCTCTGCGCGACGAGCAGTTTCTTCATCCGTCTTCCGCTGTGCGTCCCGTTCGGCCTGTTCCTGTCTGGCTTTGGCTTCTGCCGCTTCACGGGCTGCGATGGCTTCGCGTCTGGCACGCTCGTTAGCTTCTTCAGCCGCCTTACGGGCTTCACGTTCTTTCTTTATCCGACTCAGCTCGTTTCCGCGCCGCAGAGCTGCACCGAGGTCGAGTGTTTTCTGGTATTCAAGCATGACTTCGCTCTCAAACTCGCCGCCGGCTTCGGTGATGGTGGCAACATTATCAGCGATAACGTTCACAGCCGTCTGGATGTCCGTCTTGGCTGTTTCGATGGCGTAGGTAGCATTCGTCCAGCGCGGGTTTTCAATCCGCTCAAAGGCAAGCCACGGATGCGTGTTTACGGAGCTGAAATAGGCTCTCAGCCACTCGCGCTTCTCAGCTTTCCGTTTTTCCTCAAACGCTTTGACTTGGACGTCGATGTTCTTCGCGGCTTCATCACACATGCCGGAAAGCTCTTTCATTTTCGATTCGAAGTCGTTGTACGGTTCCAGATAGCGCTTCTTGATGGCGATGCGCTGTTCGGAGATTGCCTTGCTGATTTTTGCGATTTTGGCCTTATCAGCCTTCGACGCGCCGATGGCATCTTCCGTGACGACCATCGTCTTGTACGCTGCGAGGTTTTCAGACAGCCAGGACTTCACTTCCTCAAAGTTGAAATCGAGGCTCTGAGGGACGGCCTTATCGAGGTCGGTTATCATCCGGATCTCGGTTGTCTCCATCAGGCAGTCACCTCCGTTGTGTCGTATTCCGTGATCTTTTTCAGTGGGAAGTAGTCCGGGTTGACGGCAATTCGCGGCACATTCACGGCAACGACGATTGCCCGATTCTTTCCTTTTCCCGCCGGTACGAGGACATGATCTCCCACGTTCAGAGACATGTCCGTGTCATAGCTATAGGCGTTCCCGGCATACGCCTGTGCTTTTTCGCGGTAGAATTTTACTTCTACGATCAATGTGTTCCCTCCATTCAAATACTTAGCGTCATCGGCGGCATCTGCCGCTTTTGGACGTATCCCCAGAATGTGTCCGCTTTTCCCAGCAGCCATGCGAGGTCTTCTTCGCACTCTGCCCGTTCGACTCGGCGTGTTCGTATTGACCAGTCACCACGGATATCCTGAAGCGCAGCAAATAGATCGACGAAATCCCATCCGGTCGCCAGCAGCTGCCATTGGGTTTGAGCGAGATAGTAAATTGGAACATTCCCATCCGCCCATTTCTCATAGTCCGCTTTCTTCATGGTCTGACCGGTTTTGATTTCAAGGATGCCTTGCCGACCGTTTTCGTCGGTCAAATCTCCGTCAAGTGTTGCAGTGAGCCACGGCCTTTCGCTCTGAGCCAGAATGTCATATGGGTAATGCTCAACCTGCATCTGCGGGTTCATGGCTGCATATAGGTTGCGAAGCGCTGGTTCCATCCGAACGCCACGTTCTACAGCTGCGTTCGCAGATATGTCCTTCTGCTTTTTCTGTCCCGTCTTGATCTTCCAGAGTTCCACAGGTGATGTCCACGGTGACAGCCCACATACTGCCGCTGCATCAGATCCTCCGATTCCGAGTTCCTGCCGCCCTTCCAGCCAGCTTTCCCGGTCTTCAAAGTGTTTTCTGATGAGGCTCATACCTGCACCGCCTGTCTCATTTCTTCTACAGGGATGTGCGCTCTTCGGCAGATCATGTTGAGTTCGCCTAACGTGAACAGTTCGGGGGTATTCATCTTTTTTCTCGCCGTCGGTGTGGAGCACCCCAGCATCTCTGCCACCTTCGGAGGCGTCGCATATCCTCTTATGAGCCGTCCCACCTTGATGAAGTCAGGCTCTTTCTTTTTCAACCTTGGCATATTTCCTCCCTGCATTGCTTCTTTTCAAGAAGCCGCTTGATCTGCTGGTAGTCCATTCCGACTTGCAGAAGAACCGAGACGCGATTTTCCATTGCGGATACCGTTTGCAGTTCTTCTGCCGTCAGATAGTCGCTCGCATTCACCTTTTTGTCTGCGCCACGTTCTTCACGGATTTGCCGCGCCGACTTTCCAATCGCCATTCTGTATGCCATGTCCGTATACTGACCGTATTTCAGCTGTTTGTGCGGACTATCCGGCAACGCCTTGATCGCGTCGGTCATTTCAAGTCTGATTGGTTTTCGTGCCGCGCGGGTTGTCCGTGCGTTCATCAGTTCTTCCCGCATGGCGAAGAACTGTCTGACCAAATTCTTCTTGAATTTAACAACAACCGGTGTATTGCGGAGGAACGTAAGTAACAGCGTCGCTTGTTGCTCATTCAGGTGATACACCTTGATCATTTGCTGACCGCCTCGCGTCTGCAAGGGTCTCATTTCAAATGATACCCTTCCGAACTCTCGAAGGTCCGCTTCGCGTTGTTGAATCAGCACTTGAACTGCGTGTCTTTTTACGCCGGCACATTCAGCGATTATTTCAGAAGTTGTGAAGGGTTCATCGACATTGGATGTCAAATACACCAGTTTACGTTCATCGCCTGTTTCGGTGTAGTTTTGGTCTTTCATTCATCACCCCGCCCCTGCAACATCAGGTTTCTTCTTTTGCGTTCTCGGCATATTCGCTGGCCTCTTTCAAGTCCAGTATTTCTGAGATTGCATTTGTGATTTTGTCTGGTGATCTGACGCCAGTTAGGATTCTGCTGATATACGGAGAATCGCAGTGCAGCCCGGTCTTTTTACGGACTTCTTCTGCAAGGTCTGTGTATGACCAGCATCGTTCGACCAGCGCCTTTTTTACTTCAATTCCAAATTTCGTGAAATTTGCTTTCCTCAAATTTTCATCTCCCGTCAAAAATGCATTGACAAGTACACACTTTATGCACTATAATGCAAGCGCCAACCAACAGAATAGTGCATTTTCTGTGTCCTTGTGGCTATAATTTAGCACATAGTTTGTGTTCAGTCAAGCAAAAAGGACATTTATTATGCACTTTTGTATCTTCTGACAAAAGGAGTGCACATTTTATGTTCACAATGTACAACCACCTGCGCGACTTAGCAAGAGCACACGGAATGTCCCCTTCCAAGATGATGGTCGGAGCCGGCGTTTCTAAGACCGCATTTTCAAACTTAAGGAGCAAACCCGATGGAACAATTTCGCCTGAAACAGCCAGAAAGATTGCCGACTACCTAAAAGTCTCAGTCGATGAGGTTATGGGCAGAAAAAAAGAGCCTGCCCTTCCGGACAAGCTCAACCCTGATTATTTGAAACTGAACGACGTGAATCGTGCCGCTATTGATGCTGCGATTGCTGAACTGTTAAAAGGTCAGAAATCATCTGATTGATGATTCTCCTGTTTGTTTCGTTCAGCTTGACAAACTTCTCATTTGCATTCATGTAGTCTCTTTGTTCCCTTGCTTTTACACTTTCCATTTCGTCACTCCCCTGCGTATTGTTCCTTCGTGTGTCTATTCTAAAACGTTTGTTCGTCTTTTTCAACCGTTCATCTTGCACAAACATTGTGTCCATTTTTCTACTATCCGTCTTCCGGGTAAGTCCTGTATAACGGACACCCGTTATGCTTTTCGTCAGCCCCACCGCCTGTGCCAGAGGCGGCAGGGCATTGCAGCAGACCACCTTGCATTGTCCACTGATCTGCTACGCCTACATCGTAGCAGATAGGCAGAATTTCGACCAGACGGAGTTCTGCGTTTTACTCGCAGCAGTTGCGATTTCAGCACTCAGGATTTGAGATAATATCGCAAATCCTGAGAAAATACGATGGAGGTTATATCTATGAGCGCAATTCAGGAGTTAGCCCCATACATTGCAGACTATCAGCCCAGCATAAAGCGGGCAAAGATGGCAAAGGGATACACGAGCAACGATCTGATTGAACTTTCGGGCATATCGAAGTCCGCCGTAGACCGTCTCTGTGACGGAACACAGACGGACCCGAAATTATACAACGCCGTTGCTCTTTGTAAAGTTTTAGATTTATCGCTTGACAAGCTCTTTGGGCTTTCTGGTTCAGCCGATGATGTTCCGGCACTAAAAGAGAAGGTTCATGAATTAGAGTCGCAGAGCCACGAATATGAGGTAAAGATTTCAAAGATGGCCGGCGAGTTACAATTGTCAAAGTCAGAGACGTCCCACCAGAAAGAAAAGGTTGACATGGTTCAAACTCAACTGAGTTCACGTCAACCCGTAATTTATACGCTCATGCGTTTGCGCACAGCCATGGCATTCACGTTACTTCTCTATGTCATTTGGGACGCAAATGCGCCAACCGTCGGTCTTATTAAACACGGAAACATCAGTATCGTTGCATGGGTTGTGATTGGTATGATTGCTGTATCTGCTGGCATAATCACATGGTCGATCATTAAAGTCATTCGTAAAAAGTAGTTCATTTTTCGTCCACGGCTATTACATATCCAAAATTCTGATGGAGGTAATCCCTTTGAGTACAATCAACGAACGTGACAAGGCCGTTTTGGATGGACTGGATGAAGATATTCTTTTGGCTCCGAAGCTTGGGCTTTGCGCTGAAACATTCTACGCGCTGAAGGTCGAGTTCCTCCGTATCATGCAGGAACGCGATGACGCCCTCAGAAAGCTTCAGGAGGTGCAACAGCAATGAAGTGCAAGTCCTGTGGCCGTGAGATTGAAGCCAATTCCGTGTTTTGCAACTGGTGTGGTGAAAAGCAGATAAAGGAGCGGAAGAAGAAAGACGAGATTAAGGTTCCGTCCCCTCGAAAGTTAGCAAGTGGCAACTGGAGGATTTACCTTGACGCGGAGAAGCAAAGCATTACCGAGCCAACAAGGGATAAGTGCATTGCAAAGGCGAAGGCCATCCGCGCTGGCTTTATTGAGCAGAAAAAACTTGCTCCGAAGCTAACCGTAAAAGAAGCAATACAAAAAATGATGGATGGGAAATCCGAGATAATATCGCCGGCCACATATCGCGGATATGATATCGTTCTTCGGCATGGTTTCCAGCAATACATGAACACGGATATTTCCGCCATCATCGATTGGCAATCGGTTGTTAACGAGGAATCAAAACACGTTTCCGCGAAGACCGTCTTTAATCGGTGGAACGTCATTTCTGCGGCTATGCGGTATGTTGGAATAACCCCACCAAAAGTTGAGCTTCCGAAATTTAACAAGGGCGGCCTTCCATATTTGGACTATGAACAAATCCAAGCGTTCATCCCTTTGATTCGTGGGAAGACCTGTGAGTTAGCGGCACTGTTGGCACTGCATTCGTTGCGGCTTTCCGAGCTAGTTGACTTAAAGCGGAAAGATATTATAACATCAAAAGACGGGTCTGCTACAATCAACGTGTCTGGTGCGCGCGTTTTGGATTTCAACAACAAGCTGGTTGAGAAAGATACAAACAAAACATACGCATCTAAACGGCAAATTCCGGTTGTCATTCCACGTCTTCTTGAAATTCTTCCGGATGTTAAGCCGGATGAATATATCGTGCAGTTAACACCGCAAGCAATTGGGAAGCAGATAAACAAAATCTGCAAGGCGAACAATCTTCCGCTTGTTTCTGTCCATGGCTTGCGCAGGTCATTCGCGTCGCTAGGCTATCACCTCGGTTGGCCTGAATTGCGTACAATGAGTTTCGGTGGATGGACTAATATGGGGACGGTGCATGACCACTATTTGCGTGAGTCTCAAAAGGACATAGATCAGCATTCCGAGAAAATGCGAGATTTTTACAAGAATATCCAACCTTAAAAGATACAAAATCGGCACGGATTTCTGCACGCCTCAAAAATCCTCATATATATTTGCCGTTTTGCTTGTTTTCACAAGGGTTCGAATCCCTCATCCCCTGCCAGTTGGAAAATCCCGTAATCTTCAATGATTACGGGATTTTCTTTATATATCAGCCGTTTTGAGCGATTTTTGCCGGAAAAAATATTTTCATTTGTGCCTTGATTTTTTCACTCCGGAAAGCAAATTTGGCTCAAAAATCGGCACGAAAATCGGCACGAAATTGGGTGCAAAAATGGGGCTGCGATACGCAGCCCCATTCGTTTATATCGCTGTTGGCAGCACCACATCGTAGTCTTCCACCGCTTCACGCCGAATCTCTTCTTCGTCCTGAAATACGTCCATAGCCACGAGCTGCCGCATGAGGTCTTGAATTGCTTCTGGGCGAATCACTCGCGTCTTTCCTCGGTAATAGAACGCTGGAATCTCGAAATAGCTTTCGAAGAAGGCCGTTACGCGTTGCAAGTAATTACCGTCCATTTGCCATCCTTCTTCGCAGCGCACAGATCAATGACCATTCGCCATCAGGTATAATTTGCATCGGTTTTCCATATCCGCCCGTCACCTTGGATTGGTCGATAGACGGTATGCGAATCTTCGGTTTTCCCTCATACACTGCTGGTTTTCCAAACTCGATGGTTCTGACATCCGCTAATTCCGGCCCGGTCCTCGGTGGGGGCGTCGGCATCCACTCATCAAGCATTCCGGTAGCATTTAGGTGGTTCCAGATTTTCTTGAAGAGCTTTCGTTTTTCTTCCAGCGTCATTTTCCGCTGCTCCCGAAGCCGTTGTCTCCGCGTTCGGTCTCATCGAGAGAACCAACTTCCGTCAGTTCGACGCGCTCATACGGAATGATAATCAGCTGTGCAAGCTTGTCTCCTTCTGAGACGCAGTACATTTCATCGCTTGTGTTGACCAGCGTCACCATGATCTCGCCAGTGTATCCGACATCGATTGTCCCGGAGCAGATGATGCCGTGATTGCGTAGCAAGCCGCTCTTGGCTCTGATTGCCCCAAAGTATCCCTTCGGGATTTCGATATGGATTCCTGTGTGGAATGTACATCTTCCGCCGGCCGGAATGTAATTCCCCTTCGACGCATATAGATCCATACCGGCGTCGTCCTGATGCGCATAGGTCGGCGTCTTCGCGCCCGGCTCTTTCACATATCGCACGCGGCTGTCTTTGAACTCTGCGCTGTTCAGGATCTTTGCCGCGAGCTGTTCCTGAATGCCGTGCATGTCTTCGTGCTGCTGCATGAGAGCGCCTTGGAGAAACCCGCGCCAGTATGCGCAGGCCGTATTGTTCTTGTCTCCCTCCGCGTCGATGCGCTTCATTGCCATATCTACCACAGTCGTTTTTTCTTCGTACATTACCGCTTTCCTTTCCCATTGTAGTTGAACTTCTTGATATATGGGTGACGCTCGAAGAAAGATTCGAAGTTTTTTCCGTATGCTTTCTTCAGAACCCGGTCAATCTGCTCCTGCTTGTAGTCTGCGTCATCGCAGTCTGTCCACGCGTCTCCGTACTCTTGGTCGAGTTCCATGACGCGCCGCGCGATTTTTTCAAGCCGTTTCTCGCCGAAACCTTCCTCGTAGAGGGCGATGCCAAAGAAGTCGGCAGCTTTTTGAAATCCCGTATCCATGCCAATCGTCAACGCGGTTTGTCTTGCGATGACCTGCTTTTGCGCATAGGTCAGTCCGTTTCCCATCAGCATTCTCCTTCCAGATAGCACGAACGGATCGTGCTGCCGTCCCAAAGTGTGAACTCAACCGTATAGAATCGCCCCTTCGGATGCACATATATGACCTTCCCGTAGAGCGTTTCTTTATCTGCTGGTCTGCCGCTCGGCTTGTCCGGCGAGAAATTAACGAGCCGTTTTACGGTTTGTCCTACTTGTACCACTTTTTCTTCCTCCGTCCTGCGGCCGGTAGACCCGGCCGTCTTTGTATGCTTTGTATCCCGCCTTTATCATGCTTCGGATGGTATCGTCATCGTAGATGCAGGACTCATGTTCCGTCATCATCATGCCTTTCCCATCCAGCGCGCGGACAATCTCAAACTTCATTCCGTTCGTCCTCCCGCGCGCTTTCAATAAGATCTCTCAGCGTGGTTTTTCGGTAGTCTTCCCTGATGAATGCAGCAATGGGGGCTTCTTCCGGCGAATCTTCGATTTCTTTCAGACACTCATCGTGGATATACGTAGAGAAGCCGTCATACCATATCGTGTCATCGATATAAATCTCGCCGGCGCACCAAGCGCAGCTGGCGGTAGGTGCTTCTTGCTGCACGTCAACGTACATCATTGCTTTTCACCGAGTTCTCTTTCTGAGACGAATTGACGAGCATCATGTTTTCACGCATTTCATTCCTGAGTTTTGTATATCCCGGCATGTCTGGAGTATGTTCCTCTGCGCAAGCCTGATGTACACAATATCCTGAGATGAAATAACTTCCATCGTCGAAGTAGAACGATTCTTCGTCTGATATTTCCTCGCCGCACAGTTGGCAGTGCGTGCTAAAAGCCTTATCCCGATATTCTTTTAACATCCGTCTCTCCTTCCAAATCTCCGACTGCTCCCATGCGAATCGATTGCAAAAGTGCCTGTACTTCCTGCGGTAATTTTGCCTGTTCGCGTTCTCTCTGCTGAACCGTTCTAAATGACCTTTGAATATTTGATGCCACAACGCTTTGCAATGAATCTGCATCCAGTAATGCCCATTCACTAAGCTGTTGCGGACTTCCGACAATGCGTTGAAGCGTAGGGCTCAGTTTGTCGAACTCTTCCTGCGCACCATATATGCCATTCCGGCACGCAGCAGATATTTTCGCCCACGCTTCCATCTCGGAAAGGTCATCGTCTTGCAACAGTTTTCTCATCTGTTCCTTGATTGTGCCAATGTTAGGTGGGAACTCTCGGTTGCTTGCCACTATGATAGATTTCACAGCTGCAGCGACGAGCCTCGGATCATCATCCTCAAACATCGATGTCCACAGGTTGATTGTGGTGGTGATATCCGAATCTGACACATTCCTGTAGAAGTTTGGATAGGCCGTTCGTAGCACAGCAAGGATTCTTCTTGTTTCGTCTCTTGTCATACGTCCTCCCGTAAAAATGGATTGCTGCTGGATGCTTCACGCAATGACTGGCTTGTGTTTCTTAAATTACACTGACTACCACCACGGTCCTGTGCCCTAGCCAGCCACGAAGTTATGAATGCGCGGACTCCACGCTGGGTTTTTCGTTTCGCCGTGTTTGATTCGCACCAACCTGCCATCTTGCGAAGTTCTTGCATAACGTCAACGGCAGGGTAAAGTACACTCCACTTAGTCACATCTTCTTCCGTGATATCGAAGAAAGATTTGTCGTTCAGAATGAGCGAGATTACAGGCGGCGTGGAGGCGGATTTTTCCGGCTCCGCGCAGGAAGTACCGTTTGGTACTTCTTCTATCTCTTTCTCTATACTCTTATCTCTAATCTCTTTATCT